CACGAACAGGCCATCAAATTGTAATGCACAACACAGAAGACTTTGTTTATATTGGTAATTCTCGTGGCACAGCATGGGTAGAATTAACCAGTGATGGTAAAATAGATATTTACGGATCAGATAGTATTAGTATACATAGCGATGCAGATATTAATTTAAGTGCTGATAGAGATGTTAATATTGAAGGCGGCCGAAATGTTAATATTCGTGCAAGTGCAAGAGCAACTAACGGATCTGCCGAAGGCGGAACAAGCGGCAATGTACAAATAGAAAGCAAATACGATACTAATATACTTGTTGAACAAAATATGAAAACTGAAGTTGCAGGATATCAAGAAACTAAAGTTACTGGATACCAAAAAACTTTAGTTGAAGGCGATATTCATCATCATACAAATGCAAATTTATACATATTAGCAGATGTACAAGGACATATTAAAGCAGTGGATGATTTACATGTAAACACAGATGCCAATCTACATGCTAGTGGTAAAAATACGTATCTTTCTGCATCAGAAGGCGCCGTTAATATTAAAGCCTCGGCGAATATAGAACAGCAAGGTGTAAACATTAATATGAATAGCGGAGACGTTACTCCTGCTACAGCATCAACAGACGCAGAGGATGCAACACCAGTTGTACCGTTAAACACACATGCTGTTCCAAAAGTAACTCCTGGAACAACTGTAGCATCTGATGTTTCGTCAATAGTAAAACGTATGCCAAGCCACGAACCTTGGCCACATCATGAAAACTTAAATCCAATGGCATTTAAGCCAATCCAAACTGATGTATTAAATACCAATTCAACACAATCAGGTTCCCTTATAAATGCAGTTGATACTTTTAGAAAAAGTCTAAACACAGCTAACTTTAGCGGAACAGGCGGATCTGCGACAGGTACTGCAACAACTACAGCTAGAAGCGGAACATCACAAGTAACATCTAGTCCAAACAACTTCCCTCCAGCAAACTATTCTGCTGTTGGAGCGTTTGGAAACTTACTAGATGTTATCGGAAATGCAGAAAGTTCTGGGTATAATACTATTTACAGTGGATCTAAAATATCAACACCTAAGCCGCTTATACAGATGACAGTAGCAGAAGTTCAACAGTGGCAAGATGACAGTGTTGCAGCTGGCTCAGCAAGCTCTGCTGTTGGAAGATATCAGTTTATTAGAAAGACACTTAAAAGCCTTATTGGAGTAGCAATATCCGAAGATGAATTATTTAATCAAGATGCCCAAGATAGAGCAGCCAAGGAATTATTAAGTAGAAGAAAAATTAACGATTTTATTAAAGGTACAAAGTCAGAAGCAGCAATGGCAAAAAGTATTGCTCAAGAATGGGCAAGTATGCCTGTAATTAATAAAACACAAGGATCACAGCGAATTGTAAATCCTGGAGAAAGTTATTACTCAGGCGATGGGCTGAATAAGTCATTAATATCTACTGAAGAATTAGTAGCAGCATTAAGGAATGCTAAACAAACTGGACAAATTGTTTAACATAAATACGTTATGAGCACTTTAGAAAAAAACTTATATAAACGGGTAATTGTTGATGTACCACAAAGTCAGCAAAAACCATCATCGTCTGCTACGTACAGATCGATTAGTTCAGTTAGCAACGAAAATATTGGTAACAAATTATATGATCTTGCAGTTATCAAACAAGACATAATAAATCATTTTCACATACGGCAAGGTGAAAAATTAGAACAACCTGAATTTGGAACAATTATTTGGGACGTTTTATTTGATCCGTTAACTGAGAATCTTAAAGCTGCTATTGTTGAAAATGTAGAAGATATTATTAATTACGATCCAAGAGTACAAGCTGATCAAGTAATAGTAGAAGAATACGAAAGCGGTTTACAAATAGAATGTGTGTTAGTTTACTTAAATTACAGTATAGCTGAAACTATGCGGTTACAGTTTGATCAAGACAACGGATTACTTTCCTAAGTTATATACGCATATTTTAAATTGAATAAATACATTATAACGAGGAAAGCACATGTCAGCGACAGATAGACAGAATAGATTACTAGTTGCAGAAGATTGGAAGCGTGTATACCAAACCTTCCGCAACGCAGATTTTCAATCATACGACTTTGACAATTTACGTCGAACAATGATCAACTACCTTAGGACTAATTATCCTGAGGATTTTAACGACTATATAGAATCAAGCGAATATCTAGCACTAATTGACTTGATTGCTTTCTTAGGTCAAAACCTTGCTTTCCGTATTGACCTAAATGCTAGAGAAAACTTTTTAGAACTTGCAGAGCGTAGAGAAAGTGTTCTCCGTTTAGCACGTTTACTTAATTATAATCCTCGTAGAAATCAAGCAGCAAACGGCTTACTAAAAATCACTAGTGTTAGTACAACTGAAGACGTTATTGATTCAAATGGTAGAAACTTGCAAGGTCAAACTATATTATGGAACGACAGCACTAATACTAATTGGTATGAACAGTTTGTTAAGGTATTAAACACAGCACTTCCAGTTAACGGTGTGTTTGGTCGACCAAACAAAAAAGAAATGGTAGGCGGAGTAGCAACAGAACAATATAGAGTTAACGGTGTTAACACAGATGTTCCTGTGTTTAGTTTTGAAAAGCCAGTTGAAGGTAAAAGTACTGGTTTTGAAATTGTGTCAACAGATATAGACGATGGCAACATACAAGAAGAACCACCAATTCCTGGAAACAACTTTGCGTTTTTATATAGAGATGATGCACAAGGTGCTGGCAGTTCTAACTCCGGTTTCTTTGCACACTTTAGACAAGGGCGTTTAGAAAACGGTCAGTTCTCAATTACACAACCTGTTCCTAATCAAACTGTAGCAATTGATGCTACTAACATTAACGACTCAGATGTTTGGCTTTACAAATTAGATTCTAATAATAATGAAGTGGATTCTTGGACAAAGGTAGACGCAGTTGAAGGCAACAACGTTATATACAACAGTCTTAATAAGAAGATCAGAGACATTTACAGTGTTTTAACAAGAATTGATGATAGAATTAATCTTATATTTTCAGATGGTGTTTTTGGAAGTTTACCAAAAGGTACATTCCGTACTTATTATAGAGTAAGTGAAAATAGAGGAATGGTTATTTCTCCAGCTGCATTAACAAATATCTCTATAAACATACCGTATTTGAGTAAAACAGGTAAAGTACAAGAACTTACATTAACAATGTCTTTACAATATTCTGTATCTAATAGTGCAGCAAGTGAATCAAATCTAAGCATTAAGCAAAATGCTCCTGCAACATACTATACACAGAATAGAATGATTACTGGAGAAGATTATAATGTTGCTCCATTAGGAGTTAGTCAAGACATTATTAAAGTTAAGAGTGTAAACAGAATATCAAGCGGTATATCAAGATACTTTGATTTGATTGACTCAACAGGAAAGTATTCTAGTACTAATTTATACGGCAATGATGGCATAATATATAAAGAATATACAACAGACAAAACAAGTTTTACATTCCAAACACAAACTGATATCGAAGGCGTTATAATTAATAACCTAGAGCCTATTTTAGATAATAGACGTATAAAGCATTTTTACTTAGATAAGTTTTCTAAGATTTTAACTTTAGATTTAGGGGTTAAATGGAAGTCAGTTAGCAATCATACTAATACATATACAGGATTTTTTGAAGATTCTGATCAGCAAGGATTTAATGTAGGCACGTTTACATCTAATACATTGCGATATGTTGAAGCAGGCACTTCTGTAAAATTCCAACCGCCAGCAGGCTATGCATTTACTTCTAACAATGAATTAATTGATGTAAACAACTCTAGCAATTATGGAGTTAAACAATACATATGGACAAAGGTTCTTGCAGTTGCAGGAAACGGTTTAACAACTAATTTGTCAACTACAACAGGACCAATTGCACTTGCTGATAAAATTCCAGAAGGATCTAACTTAGTAGAAATTAAACCACGTCTTGCTAATAGTTTATTAGATGACGTTAAGATTGAAATGATTGATCAAATTTTTGCGTATAATGATTTTGGTTTACGATATGATATTAACACACAAACATGGCGTGTTATTAAGGCAACTAATTTAAATAAAATTAATAACTTTAGTAACTCATTTGCTGGTGATAAGACAAATTCAAATATTGATTCTAGTTGGTTAATTTTGTTTGAAACTAACGGTGAAACATATACTATAACTTATAGAGGATTGCGCTACGTTTTTGAAAGCGATGAAGAAATTAGATTCTATTATGACAGCAGCGATAAAATTTATGATTCAAAAACTGGACAAGTACTTAAAGATAAAATATCAGTTTTAAGCATTAACACACAGCCCAATTCAACACAAGCATACACCCAAGATTATTCATGGGAAGTAATGCAAGAATATAGAGATGCTGAAGGATACGTTGACAGTACTAAAATTGAAGTTACATTTAAAGATGCAGACGAAGATGGAGTAATTGACGATCCACAGATATTTACAGAATTAGTTAGCACTGACCAAACTGTAATTTTAGAAAAATACAGAACAGAAGCAGGAACAGAAGATTATAGATATATCGATTATGCTGCAAACAACATTGAAGTAATAGACAGCAATAACTTAGAACAGCCAATAAGTTCTTATACTGACGGAACAATATTGTATTTTAAAGAAGGCGACTTTTTTAGAGTAGTTAATGCTAGTATTCCAAAAAAAGAACCTGTTGCAGGATATAGAGCATTTAATGGTCGTGCAAATTTAAAATTCCATTATGTACATGTTGCAGACTATAATGCTAGGATTGATCCTAGTGCTAGTAACTTAATTGATGTGTTTATGTTAACTAAAAATTATGATAGAAGTTATAGATTGTACTTAGACGGCCAGCTTCCAACAGCACCGCTTCCGCCGTCACCTGATGAGTTATTTAGAAGTTACGGATCGTCACTTAATAAAATAAAATCTATCAGTGATGAAGTAATTTATCATCCTGTAAAATACAAGCCATTATTTGGCTCAGAAGCAACAAGTGATTTACAAGCAGTATTTAAAATAGTTAAAAATCCTGATCAAGTTATTAATGACAGTGATCTTAAAACTCGTACTATTGAAGCAATAAATCAATACTTTTCGCTAGAAAATTGGGACTTTGGAGATACGTTTTATTTCCAAGAACTAGCAACATATGTAATGAACAGACTGTCACCGGACCTAGTAACTTTTGTTATTGTTCCAAAACAAGTAACACAATCATTTGGTAGCTTGTTTGAGATACGTTCAGAATCAGATGAAATTTTCATTAATTCTGCATCAGTTGCAGAGATTGATATTATAACTGAAGTTACAGCAAGTCGTTTGTCGTCAACCGGCACTGTAGTTACAGCAACAAACACGCAAAACATTGGTTTGCAGAGTAGTTAAGGAATTATTTAGTAATGGCAAATAAAGAAGACGCAGCTCTACCAACAGGTGACAATTCAAAAAGAAAAAGCGTAGACCTTTTACCTAAGTATTTTAGAACTGACACTAACGAAAAAATATTATCAAGTACAATTGATCAATTATTTCAACCAGGAACAGCAGAAAAGGTTTCGGGGTATGTTGGAAGAACAACTGCAAAGGCTTATAGGGCCAGCGATACTTATATTGAAGATGTAAGCACCCAGCGACAAAACAGACAATTTGAATCATCTACAGTTATTACCGACAATTTAAATAATGTTAACTTTTACGGTGACTATTCCGATTATGTTAATCAAATTAAAAATTTAAACGGTGACATTTCAAATCAAAGTTTGCTGTCAGGACAAGAGTTTTATGCTTGGAATCCAAATATTGATTGGGATAAGTTTGTAAACTTTAGAGATTACTACTGGATGCCAAACGGTCCGCAGACTGTAAATGTATTTGGAAGAAATGACACTGAACAAAGTGAATATACTGTTACTACTGAAGTACAAGATGATAATACAGTATACAAATTTGATCCTCCTGCGTTTGATGCTAACCCAACATTAACACTTTATAAAGGACAGACATATAGATTTAAAATTCGTTGCAAAGGCCATCCAATATCTTTTACAACAAATAGAAAATTTAACGATGCTGACTTTAAATTATCTCAAGATTCAGACGGTAATTATGTAGTAGTAACACCTTCGAATGGTGAAATTAAATCTACTAATATTAGAACATCAAAGAATAGTTTAAGAGTTCCTGGTACATACGAAATTACTGATTATGTTTCAACTGAAAACGGTAAATTTGCAAAGTTTGAAGTTATTATTTCTGCAGACGGAGTTGTTAGTAGTGTAAGCGTTATTGAAGGTGGCGAAAACTTTACTTCAGGAGAAGTAATTACATTCTTTGATGCAGACCTAGGCGACGGTGGTGCACCAAATGTAAGAGTTGAAGTAACAAGTACATATAATAATGCAACTAATGTTAGTAATCGATATGTTGATGGAATAAAAGCATACGATGTTAATAACAATGAAATTTTACCTATAAACGTCGAAGAAGGAACTATAGAATTTACAGTTCCGTTTAATTCGCCAGAAAATTTATATTATGTTAGTAGCACTAATATTAACACAAGTGGTTATATCAAAGTATTTGATATTGTTGAAAATACAAGTATTGATATTAACGATATACTTGAAAAGCGTTATTATAAAAGTGCTAATGGCGTAGAGCTTACTAATGGACTCAAAGTTAGTTTCCTTGGAAATGTAACACCAAGTGAATATGCAAACAGCGAATATTATGTTGAAGGTGTTGGAGATTCAATTAAACTTATTGATGAAAGAAACTTAGTTATACCAGCAGCATACACAGGCGATGTATTTGTACCTTTTGATTCTGAACCTTTTGATAGAAGACCTTTTGGTAATGCAAGTGCATACGCCGGAACTAAAGATTATATTATTATTAATAGAGCAAGTTTAGATAGAAATGCTTGGACTAGATATAATAGATGGTTTCACAAAGACGTAATTGAGAAAAGTGCGTTTTACAATAATCAGCAACCTGTAGTTGACCTGAGCGAGCGAGCTTCTAGACCTATTATTGAATTTGAAGCAGGACTAAAGTTATTCGGCTACGGAATTAATTCAAAACATGATGTTGATTTAATTGACACTGTAACAACAGATATATTCAGCACTATTGAAGGCGCCACAGGTTATAGCATTGATGGTGTACCGTTATCAAACGGAATGCGTATTCTAGTTACAACAGATACTGATGTTCGAGCAAATAATAAAATATATGAAGTTAACTTTATTAAGTTTGACAATAATAATATTATTAGTTTAGTTGAAGCAAAAGATACTAATCCAATGTTAGACGAAACTGTTTTAATTAAAAACGGTAGTAATTCTGGGTTGATATATTATTTTAACGGCACTAACTGGCACTTAGCACAGGACAAAACGCAGACAAATCAACAACCATTATTTGATTTGTTTGACCATGACGGATCAAGTTTTTCAGATGTTATTCAATATCCAGATTCTACATTTAGAGGAACTAAAATATTCTCTTATAAAGTTAGCGAAGTAGAAGCAAATGACAAAGAGTTAGGCTTTGGGTTATCTTACAAAAATATAGAAAATTTAGGTGATATACTTTTTGAGTTTCCGTTAATTACAGAAACTGTTCAGTATAATTTAGATAATGAAATTTTAACATATAATTTAGAAGCTGGATTCTTAAAGAAGTTTAATTCACCTACAGAGTTTACATACCAAAATGGTTGGACTAAAGCTAATAAAAATAGTGAGCAAGCAGCAATATTACAATATATTGCCGAAGGCGTAGATAATGAATCATTTAATGTAAGTGTTTTTAAAAATATACATGAAAGCATTGCAGTATTTGTTAATAATGATATTACTACAGACTATAGCATTAACAAAGACAGAGAGTTAACATTTGAAAAAACATTAAATGTAGACGATAATATTGTTATTAAACTCTATAGCAGCGAAGCAATTATAAATGGTAATGCCTACTATGAAATGGCAAGTAACTTTGAACGAAATCCGTTAAACGAAAATCCAAAAGAATTTACGTTAGGTGAAGTTCTTGATCACGTTAACACAATACAAGAAAATTTAATTGACTTAGAACAGCATCCGTTAAGAGACTACGGAGATATTGATCAATATGGCAGAAGATTTTTAAAGCACAGTGGTCCAATTAACTTACCATTATTCCATATCGTTGATAAAGATGCAAATATTGTTAAAGCTCTTAGATATTCTAAAAATGAATATGCTAAATTTAAAAGACAGTTTATACAAACTGCATCAACTTTGGGTTTTGACGGTCCTGTTAAAGTACATGTAGACAAAGTACTACAAAAAATAAATTCTGAAAAATCAGAAGGTATGCCGTTTTACTTCTCTGACATGCTTGCATATAAAGCAGACAATAGAATATCATATAAAGTATTACCTAGCTCTAGTAAGTTTTTTGCATTATCAGAATATTTTAATTTAGATGCATTGAGTGCAAAGGCAGTACTAGTGTACGTTAACGGAATACAATTAACACATGAAAAAGAATATGTGTTTACTGATGAAGGTTTTGTTAATATTAAAGTTGAATTGAACAACGGTGACGAAATTGATCTTTACGAGTACGAAACTACTGACGGATGTTTTATTCCTGCTACGCCAACTAAGTTAGGATTATATCCTGCATACCATCCTAAAAAATATACAGATACTACAACAGCAATTAATAGAGAAGTTATTCAAGGACACGACGGCAGCATTGTAGTTGCATATGGCGATTATAGAGATGACTTAATATTAGATTTTGAAAAAAGAATATTTAATAATATTAAACAAAAGTATAATACAGATATTTTAGATATTAACGAATTTGTTAGTGGTACTAATAGAGATACAGGATTTACAAGACAACAAATTAATAGTGCAATGTCAGCTGATTTTGTAGAATGGAATGACATTGCAGGCGGCCTTGATTATTCCAATATAGATTTTTGGTCACAAACAAATAAATTTACATTTAACTTCTCAGCAATGAGTTCACCACAAGACCAGTCATTACCGGGTTTTTGGAGAGGAGTTTATAAAGAAGCATTTGATACTGACCGCCCACATACACATCCGTGGGAAATGTTAGGACTTACAATTGAACCACAGTGGTGGAGCGAAGTGTATGGTCCAGCACCATATACTAATTCAAACTTTGTAATGTGGGAAGATTTACAGCAAGGAATAATTAGAGATCCTAATGCACAAACTATTGTTAACTCAAAGTATGTACGTCCTGGGTTGTTAAATCACTTACCTGTTGACGCTGAAGGAAACTTAGTTGATCCATTAACTAGCGACTATGCTAAAAATTATGTACAAATAAAAACTAGAAGCCAGTTTACATTCGGCGATCACAGCCCAATAGAAACAGCATGGAGACAAAGTTCAGAATATCCGTTTGCATTAATTACATCATGGATGTTAAATCAGCCTGCAAAACTAATGGGCCTTGGTTATGACATATCAAGAATTAAGCGTAACTTAGTAGGACATTTGGTATACACCGAAAGTAATACTCCAATTAGAACTACTGACTTAGTATTTCCAAACACATATAATGATAACACCCGTGTGTTAAGTAGTGGATTAGTAAATTACATTTACAACTTCTTAGCAACAAATATTGATGTTACATGGAAAAAATATACACAGAGTATAGCGTCGATTGACAATAAACTTGCTATTAAAGTAGGCGGCTTCACAGAAAAAGAAAAGTTTAAACTTATATTAGATTCAAGAACTCCTTTAAATGAAGGCAATGTTTTTGTACCAGAAGAAAACTATCAGATAATTTTAAATAAAAGTGCTCCAATTGATACTGCTGTACTTAGTGGTATAATTGTTGAAAAAAGACCCAACGGCTGGTCAATAGCAGGTTACGACAAGCAGAAAGCGTCATTTGATTTTTATGAAGCAAGTGCTAAGTCAACTGACCCTGTTATTAATATTGGCGGCATCAGCGAAGAATTTGTTATTTGGAACGAAAGTAAGCAATATGTAAAATCAGCTAATGTACGTTATGACGGATTTTATTATAGATGTATAAGCAGTCATGTTAGTGGCTCAACCTTTGACCAAGATAAATTTGCTAAATTATCATCATTGCCAACAGTGGGCGGCAGAGATGCAATATTAAGACGTAATTTTACTAACGTAGTAAAAAACTACCCTTATGGCACAACCTTAAGAACTGTACAAGAACTTGTAGACTTTATATTAGGGTATGAAAGATATTTAATGGACCAAGGGTTTGTATTTGATTACTTTAATAAAGAAACTGGTGTAATTGAAGATTGGACATATAGTGTAAAAGAGCTTATGTTCTGGACTACACAAAACTGGTCAGCTGGTAGTGTACTTACTTTATCACCTGGCGCACAACAATTTAAGTTCTATAAAGAATATGCAGTTGTTGATGATATTTTTGATAAGTTTTATAATTATAGTTTAGTAAAAGCTGATGGAAAACTATTAGAACGCAACTTTACTTCTATTGCTAGAGATTCTGAAAACCAATTTGGTCTTGAAGTTAAAAACTCAGAGGACGGAATTTACGGAGTTCGTTTGCCATTAGTGCAAATAGAACATGTTATTTTGTTAGACAACGAAACTGTGTTTAATGATGTAATTTTTGATCGTCCAGCAGGGTATAGACAAGAGCGAATAAAAGTTATTGGATATAGAAGTGACGAATGGACTGGCGGATTAAATATTCCAGGATTTATTTACGACGAAGCAATAGTAACTGAGTGGGAACAATGGCAAGATTATGATGTAGGTGCTTTGGTCAAATATAAAGAATTTTATTATGTTGCAAAAATAGATCTAAAAGGTGTTGAAAACTTTGTACCACAAGATTGGGAAAGACTAGATAAAAGACCAACGCCAAGACTACTTCCTAACTTTGATTATAGATCAATACAGTTTGCTGATTTTTATGATTTAGATAGCGACAACTTTGATGTTGAACAACAAAAACATGCACAACATTTAATTGGTTACCAAAAAAGACAATACCTTTCAAACATCATTAATGATGATGTTAGTCAGTACAAATTTTATCAAGGATTTATACAAGACAAAGGAACACCAAATGCATTAACAAAACTGTTTGATGCACCAGGTAGTGACGATACTGATAGTTTAGAATTTTACGAAGAATGGGCTCTTAGAGTAGGGCAATATGGTGCTGTTGATAGTTACGAAGAAGTTGAATACATTATTGATGAAAATGAATTTAGAGTTCAACCACAAACTGTAGAGCTAGTAAATTCAAAAGCGATTAATGATGTAGATTTATCAATTAAAATTTTACCGTATCAGGTAAATTCAAAACCATTAGACTATAATCACAAACCGTTTCCAACAGTAAAAGACTATTATAAGGAAATTATAGATTCTGGATATGTTAACGAAGATGATATTACATATACTGTAGCAGATGTTAAAGATATGCTCACAGCAGATGTTAATAGAATTAGTTCTGATGAATATATTTGGGTAACTGGCAAAAACGAAGATTGGGATATATTACAACATGTAGTTTCAGGTGATAAAGTAATTGGTATACAAGGCTTTGCTGAAGAAGCAGATGGTGAATTTATAAATGCAACACCATTAGCAACTATAACAATTAAAAAAGCTGCACATTTCTTACCAGGAGACATTATTGGTGTTAGAAACTTGGGCAGAGGTAATGACGGATTTTATGAAATTAAAGCAGTACGTAACAACCAGCTCGATGTACGTACAGGTATAACACAAACTGTACAAGATATTGAAACTGGAGAAGGCAATGGTTACTTAACCCGTTTAAGAAGTGTTCGTTCTAGTAATATACAAACTGCAAATTCAATCATTGAAAAAGATTTATCACACAATCAAAAATTATGGATTGACGGTACTGACAATCAGTGGTCTGTTTTACAAAAGAAAGAAAGTTTCTTAGACTTTAACGAATACTACACTCAAGATACTGAATCGTCAATAGATAATTCTTATGGTAACGATATTGCTGCATCTAACGAAAACTTAAATGTTGCAATAGCAAATTCAAAATCTAATAATGGTGTAGTTGAAGTTTGGCAACGTCCAACTTATAAAAGTGAATTTAAACTATTAGATATATTAAAGCCTGATACTGATGTAGCACCAATGAATGATCGTCAAGCATTTGGCGAAAGTATTGCTTTATCACCAGACGGTAAACTATTAGTAGTAGGATCACCAAGCGCAAGTAACATAAGCGAAACTTTCCAAGGTGAATGGAACGCTAATACTAACTATTCTCAACTTGACATGGTTTCTTATCAAGAAAACTTTTGGAGAGCAGTAAGAAATGTACCTGCTGCTGAAGTAACACTAGAGTATAGCACATTTGACAGTTATGCATTTACTGAAATAGCAGCAACTAATGCAGGATTATCATACATTAATGACATTACGCTACTATTGCAAGGACAGCCGTATTTTGCAAATAAAACAGTTGACCATATATTAATTAGAGCACCGTTTGATCAATATCGTGCTTCTAAAGTTACAGATAATATTGTTTTAAAATGGAACAAGTACACTAACTTAAATAGACAAATAGCAGAAGGCGAAGCTATTGAAGTTTGGCCAAATGGGTTAAATGATTTAAACGATGGCGTTAATGTAATTCCTAATTCAGACTTTATTGACAATGGATTTTCAAACAACGGCAAACATGAAATTTTAGAAAAAATTGATTATGTGTTATATCTAACAGCATTTAATAATCCACCGTCTGTAGGTGATACTGTTATAACTAACGAAGGCGCTGGAACAGTTGCGTCAGTATTCATCGAACAAGATAAACTTCTACTTTACATTAAAGATACTAATGGTGTATTAATAGAAACTGACGAACTTAGAAACGGTAGAGAAGACGTAATTGGACAATATACACAACCTAGTTTTAAACCTTTATCACACTTAGGTGGTTTTTGGAAAGTACAAACAGCAGAGTATATTAATGCAAACGAATTTAGTGCATTAACTGATTTTGGAACACCAGCATATGGTCTAGTATATCAAGATTTAATTACTAGTGAAGATCCTAGAGAGCCTAACTATTATATTAATAGTTTAGATACTGTTTATCCTACAAATACAGACAAGTATCTTGCATATATTTCTGTATTGTCACATACTGGTATAGAATATAATACTAGTGCTACAAATTTCTTTGACACTCGTTGGATTGTTAGACTTCCAAAAGAAATAGAAGCGCAAACAACTGTAGGTACTAATGTTAGACTTTATATAGACAAGCAAAATCCGTCATATGATTTTAGTTTAGTTGGCTTACAAGACCCTGGATTAATTGAGCAAATTAATAGTCAAACACACGAAGTACAAGATATGTGGGATGGCTGGATTGATTTTATTCAAATTGACAGACAACCAGTTGGTGTTGATACAGACGGTGACGGTCAGTTCCAAGATTTCTTTGAACCTATTCCAGGTGATATTATTGAAGATGCATTTACTGGAGCAACGGCTGAAGTTGCTTATTATCTAAACAGAGATGTAAACAAAGCTCGTGTATATATTAAAAATAAAAGCGCAAACAAAATTTTTAGTTCAGGAAATTCTATTGTACTTAATACTTTAGAAAATGGTTCACCAAATCAGCGTAGAATGGGTGAAATACAAAATGTATCAACGTTTAACTCTATTACAGGAAAACTAGTAGTACTTAATCATCCAAGCGGATCAAACTTCCCAATTAATCCAAATAGTTATGGCGGGTTAACTCAATTTTCAAGTTTAGATGTTTTTGCTTATGCAAATAAAGAATATTGGATTTACCAAGAAACATTGACCGAGGAAGGCAGAGATTTACCAGCTAGTATTCCGTCAATACTTAACAATGATTGGGTAATTGTTTACAACGCACCAGTTAATAATACTGGAACAATTAATTCTATTGCTAATCAAGGTGTATACACAATATATAAAAGATTCGACTCTCAATGGTCTTATGTTGACACTTATTCAATACCTGGTAGTGCAACAGGCGGCGTTGGTCAGCGTGTTGGACAAAAAGTAGCAATAGCACAAACAAATGAATTATATAGAATATTTGTAGGTTCAAAAGATAAAGTATATCTATTAAAACATGGTACTGACGATGACGGCGTAACATACGAATATGCACTTGATAAAGATAAAAGATATAGAGGTGCATGGTCAGTAACAGCCAGTTACTTAATAAATGAAATTGTAGTTGACAACTATCAGTTATATCAAGCAAGAACATTTTCAACAGGCTCGCCAACTACTAGTAACAAGTGGCAACCATTAAACAACAGAATAAATTATCTAAGCCATGTTCCAAATGATCATCCTTTGTATAGTAATGGTAGTGACCCAGACGCACTATTTGATGACTTAGGCGAAACAGTTATTGACTTTACTAAAGACTTAGCAGTAAGTAAAAACGGTGAAGTAATAGCAGTTAGTGCTGAAACTGATACTTCGGTTGATGAAGATAATAAGATTTTAATTTACAGACTACAAGACACTAGATATGTGTTCCATCAAGAAATTGTTGCACCCACTTCAAATACTAATTGGGGAAGTTCAATTGATTTAAGTACAACTGGACACGTTTTAGTTGTTGGTGAACCTGGAAATGATGAAGATGGATTTGACACAGGTAAAGCATACATTTATACACTTGACACTGCACCTCACTTTACGTTGAAACAAACAATATCAGGACCAGGCACTGAGCTTGCTGATCAGTTTGGATATGCAGTGTCTATAACAGACGAGTATATTGGTGTATCAAGTTTCAACGGTAACATTAAAGTTGAAACACGCTTCGACAGATACCAAGATCCAATATCGTTAAATTCGTATGTATTAGATGAAGATAGTAATGAAAGAACTCCAACAACGTTTGACGACGGATTTACATCTTTCTTATCAGATCACGTTAATAGCGGCAGCGTTACATTATATCAAGATATTGACGGACATTGGTTACAAGCAGAACAATTAGAATATGTTGGTAACAGTAATGTTGATGGCGGATCTAGATTTGCAAGATCTCTTCTACTAAATCAAAACAATGTTTATATTGGATTGCCTACAAACCCAACAGTTGGACCAGAAGCAACTAATCCTGGATCATTCTTAGATTATGTAATGGAAAAAGGCACACATGCATGGACAGTTCTTAGGAATCCTGTAGATGTTGTTGATGTTAAAAAGATAAAACATGCATTTTTGTATAATGTAAAAACTAATCAATTAGTAACATACTTAGATTTTGTTGATCCTGTACAAGGTAAAATACTCGGTGAAGTAGATCAAGAAATATCGTGGAAGTCATATATTGATTTAGCAAGATATAATGCTACTAACTTACCTGAATTCTTTAGTGAAACAAATAATTGGGAAAACAAGTATGTTGGTCAGTTATGGTGGGATTTAAGCACAGCAAGATTTAAAGATGCATATCACGGAGATTCTATAACACAGGCTAATAATTGGAACACACTAGTTCAAGACTATAGTATTGATATTTACGAGTGGGTTGAAAGCGATCTTATTCCAAGCGAATGGGACAGTATATCATCATCGGCAACTGGTTTAGAACGAGGTATAAGTGGTCTAAGTAAATATGGTGACGATGCATACTCTGTTAAATTAGTATATGATAAGGAAACAAGTGCATTTAACGAAAAGTATTACTTCTGGGTTAAAGATAAATTTACTCTTCCAACAAGAGAAAATAGATCAAAGACAGCATTAGATGTTTCAAGACTAATTGCTGATCCACGTGGTCAGGGTTATCGTTACGTGACATTATTAAGTAACAATAAATTTGCACTATTTAATTGCGAATCTCTTATATCAGACAAAGACATTGCTCTTAATATAGGGTATTATACATCAGACAGCGAATTAAAAAATATACATTTTGAATACCAAATATTATCCGAAGGACTTGAAACAAGTGTACCAAAAGCAGACCTTGAACGTAAGTGGATACACAGTCTTGTAGGATATGACGACAGGGGCAGAGAAGTTCCTGATATGACACTTCCTCAGAAACAAAAGTACGGAACATTATTTAAACCGCGCCAGTCATGGTTTGTTAACAGAGCAGAAGCATTAAAAGAAGTAATTGAACGTGCTAATATTGTACTTCAAGAAAACATTGTTGTAGATGATTTTGATCTCAGCATACTTTCTAGAAAAGAAGACGTACCATTAGTAACATCACGCTTATATGACAGAATTGTAGATACTGAATTAGACTTACAATTTTTAGGCACTGCAAAAGTTGAAACAGCAATACTTACACCAGTTATTGCAGAAAACGGTACTGTTAGAAGGGTAGCAATACAAAACTCAGGACGTGGATACAACGACTTGACATTTGATCCATTAACTAGTGCTAATAGAGCAGGCCCAGATTACGAAGTAATTGGATCAGGTACCGGCCTTGAATTAGATATTATTATTAATAACCTGGGTCAAATTACTAAAGTTAATATTATTAATCATGGTAAAAATTATGATGCAGATACATTAATTATAGTTAGACCGTTGAGTGTATTAGTACAGTCAGACTCTACTATAGATGGTAGATGGGCAATTTATAATTACGATAATACTGACACTGTTGTACCGTGGAAACGTAAGCAAGTACAAAGTTACGATACGTCTGCATATTGGGATTATGCTAATTGGTATGCAGAAGGATATAATCAATTTACACAAATAGATTTCTTAGTAGAAGAAAGCTATCAATTATATGGACTAGATGATGATATTAATGATATCATCAAAATAAAAAATATCGGTTCAGCAGGTTGGTTATTACTTAAAAAGATTGGCAATAGTGGAAACAGAGATTATACTTTTGATTATGAAACTATTGGTAGAGAAAATGGTACTATACAATTTAGTAAGAAGCTGTACAGTAAAAATACTAACTTTGTTGGATATGATAATTATCCGTTTGATGGAAACTTTTATGACACTGAGCCAGTTCAAGAAACTAGAGATATTTTAACTGCTCTTAAAGATAATATATTTGTTGATAACTTAGCAGTTCATTATAACAAACTATTCTTTGCAAGTGTACGATATGTATTAAGCGAACAGCTAAATGTAGACTGGGTATTTAAAACTAGTTTTGTAAAAGCAAAACATAATGTAGGTGAGTTAGAGCAAAAGATAACTTATCAGAATGACAGTTTACCTAGCTATAATGATTATATTAATGAGGTAAAGCCTTATTCAACTAGTGTTAGAGAATATTTAAGTGCTTATCAAAAGGTCGATAATACAAATACTTTAGTATCAGATTTTGATGTTCCTCCATATTATAATGAAGATAGCAAATCAATTGTTCCTGCAAGAGTTACTGTTATTGACGACGAACTAACAGTTTATGATGACAGGTTTGATGAATATCCTGATAAAAATTGGAAAGACAATGTTGGCTTTAAGCTAACAGCAGTTAACATATTTGATGCTGGCGAAGGGTATACTTCAACACCAACAATTACATTCGTTGGCGGTGGCGGCACAGGCGCAAAAGCAAGAGCGTATATAGGTGCTGGCAAAATTAGATCAGTAGAAGTAGTTGATCCAGGCACCGGATATCTAAGTGCGCCACGTATAATTGTAGCAGGATCAATTGCTAATGGCGGCAGAGAAGGATCATTAAATGCAGTAATAGGCGATACTGTAGTAAGATCAATGCATGTTGATGTAAAATTTGATAGAGTGTCAGGTGATTACTTTGTAGTCGACTTACCAGAAACACAACAATTTACTGGTACAGGCGCAAAAACAAAGTTTGATCTAAAATGGCCAATGGATCTTAGAAATAATAAGATACAAGTTTTTGTTGATGATGAAAAATCTTTACGTAATGATTATACATATCTAAATGTAGATAATACTGATATCTCTTATACTAGACAACTAGGACAAATAGTATTTGCAAAACCTCCAGCATTAGATGCAGTAATAAGAGTTGAATACTTTAAAGATCCAGCGATGCTTTCTGCACAAGATAGAATTAAGCATAGATACTTCCCAACTGAAGGTATGCCAGGTGTTGATTTAGGACAATTAATGTCAGGTGTTGACTACGGCGGAGTTGAAGTTCGTAGCTTTGACTTTGATGGTCCAGCAGGCTGGGATACAGACGAGTGGTATACATCAACTTGGGATACCTATGACAACACTTATGAAGACCAGTTATTTGTTGCTGATGGATCGACTACTGTTATTGAACTAGACACTCCATTAGAAAACGGCATAGTTTATAACATTTATAAAAATGGCATTAGAATTGATGATGCTGATTATCCGGCAAATCCATCAAACCCAAATGCTGTAATGCCAAGTCTTACTGGTAACGGTTCGCAAGTTTTAATTAACTTAGCTGACTACGAAGTTGACGGTATGCCTGGAGATAGATTTATTGTAAGAAAAGTTTCATCAGATGGTTCTTTCTTACCTGATGCTGCTAGTTACGATACACAATTAATAGGTGGTGATTTCATAGGAAATGCATCTGGTGTAAAAGCAGAAGATATTGTTATCGATGGTGACTTATTTGTTACTTCGAATAATTCAGGAGGACCGGAAGAGTTAGTTCCGGGACAAGTATTAGATACGGTTGATTTAACAGTATACGAAAGAATTGGCTCAGGTAACGGACAAATATATAATCAAACATTTATAACAAATGAAGGCGACAGCACATTTAATATAGGAGTTACTCCTAGTAGCGATGATGCAGTTATTGTTAAAGTTAATGACGAAATTATTAATTCTTCAGAATATACATTAGATTATATCAATCTAACTATTACATTTAATGAAGCATTTGTAGCAAATAACAGATTAAACATTATTACAGTTGGAGTAAGCGGAAAAGATATTATCAGTATAGACCAACTTATTACAGATGGCACTAGTATAGTATACGAAACTGCAATACCATGGACAGATATTTTACAAATTTATACTAGGTATAATGGCGCAGTAACTAAAGAATTAGAAGTTATTTCTAGAGAAAGCGACAACGGATTTGTTGAGTTTTTATTCAATCCTAATATTCCGTCAGCAGGTAACGTATTAGATTATGAAATATATTCAAACAGAGAAGAACAAAACTACAGCAGAGTAGTTAGAGACTCGTATGTTGCTTCTACTTTGCAAAAGGAATTTACATTATCGCAGACACCGATATATAAAGATCCACAGTCCTTCTTTACAGTAGTCATAATAGATAATGTAGTACAGCGTCCAGGATACCAAAAAGTATATATTGTAGAAGATGATACATTGTTAAATTACTCCTTAGAAACATTCCAAGTTCCGTATTCTAGTATAGACATTACTGATGTTTTTGTTTATCTAAACGGTAATAAACTTACAAGAAATGAATCATTTACAGTTGCAACAGGTAGCAGTAGTATTAATTTCCTAGCAGGACTATTAAATGAAGGCGACAAAATTGAAATATTCTTAGAGAATGGATCTTATACTATTGAAGGCAACCAATTAGTTGTTGAGCAAGACTTATATGCTGGTACAAAAGTTCAAGTAATGCAATTTAGCAATCATGATATTATAGAAATACACAGAACTTCGTATGATATTGAGATTCCATTAACACTAGTACCAGGTGACGAAACAGATAGATACAACAATTTAACTGCTGGTAAAGTTTTATTAAATGCTCCAGCAATTGATGCACAATATGTATGGATAGCTGTATCTGGACAATTATTAACACCAAATGTTGACTATAAACTAGTTACTCCATTACTAATTCAGTTAAATAATACGCTGGAGAAAGGACAAGATATTGACATAATACATTTTGCAGCACCGGCATCAACTCCAACTATTGCATGGAAACAGTTTAAAGATATTCTTAATAGAACACATTATAAACGTTTTGATACAGCAGAAGGAATTTATTTAACAGAGCCTTTACAAAGTAACGATTTACGAGTATATGTAAATAGTACAGTTGGTTTACAGAATCCAAACAAGAAGTTAAACCAGCCAGGAGTACTTTGGATTAACAAGGAACGTATTGAATATTTTGCAATAAGTGGAAACACATTGCGACAGCTTCGAAGATCGACCCACGGTACCGGCGCAGGAGATATATACGATGTAGGAACGCCAGTATATGCCATGGGTATTAACAAAAATATGCCGTATAGGGATGAAATTGTAACTACTAACTATGTTGCTGCTGATCAGCAAAAACAGTTTGTATTAGACTTTACTCCAACCAGAGGGGTTGACGAATTTGAAGTATTTGCAGCAGGCAAAAGATTGCGTAAAACAGAAATTAAATCTTTTGATCCTACTGTAGCATTAGATAGTCCAGCTGGAGACATAACAATACCGCCTGAGTTTACAGTAGTTAATAGTGTACTAGTATTAACAACGCCGTTAGATGAAGGGCAGAAGATAGCAGTAGTTAGAAAAATTGGTAAATTGTGGAGCGAAACAGGTACTCCACTAAAAGATGCAGAAAATGACATTGGCAGGTTCTTGCGTAAGAGCATAAGTGAACTACCGAAATAAATATACTTGTAGGAATGGAATATGACAAACATGATAAATGAAAACAACGGAGTATTTGTCCAAGGACACATAAAAATTCATAACCCGGAAACGGGGGAAGTCCTTGTAGATAAAAAGAACGCAATACACTATGAAAATATGAGTATTGCACTAGCAGAAAGTTTAGGTAATGCAGGCCAAGGGCCAATTGCAGAAATGAGCTTTGGTAACGGAGGAACAAATGTTGATCCAACAGGTATTATTACATACTTGACACCAAACACAACAGGAACAAACGCTGGGTTATACAATCAAACATTTACGAAGGTTGTAGATGATAGAAATGCTGATAATACTGATCCTACAAGAAATAAGATAGAAACTAGACATATTAGTGGTACTAATTATACAGATATACTAGTTACGTGTTTATTAGATTACGGCGAACCAAACGGTCAGGATGCATTTGATACAGCATCAGACGAAAATGCATTATATGTATTTGATGAACTTGGTTTAAGAAGCGCAAATTTGTCAGGCGTTTTAGGCGACGGCCAGCTACTAACACATGTTATCTTCCATCCTGTACAAAAGAGTTTGAATAGACTTATTCAAGTAGACTACACTGTAAGAGTGCAGAGTTTAAGCGGGGGTAATTCATAATGCCATACGAAATTCCATTTACTGATCGAATTAACAAGGGTACAATTGTTGTTGAAGATCGCGAAATTAATGACTCAGCTACAAGTATTAGCTTTCTTGGAAGACAAGCAACAGGTTACGGACAGTCAATTGGTGAAAATTTCCTACATATGTTGGAAAACTTTGCAAGTAACCAGCCACCATTAAATCCTGTAGAAGGACAAACTTGGTATGATACTAATCCTGGTTCAGAACAGTTAAAAGTTTATGACGGAACAAATTGGGTAGCTGCTGGCGGCATTAAGAAAGGACCAGTTGAACCTGACTTAGGTTTAAGTTTAACTGGAGATCTTTGGGTTGACACAGCTAACCAGCAACTATATTTAAATAATGGTGCAAGTTGGTTACTAGTTGGACCTGAATTTAGTGGTGGACTAGGATCGGGTATACAAGCTGAACAAATTTTAGGAACAGATGACCAATATTATGTTGTATTAAAAGTAGAAGTTTCAAATATTCCAGTTGCAATAATTACAAGCAACATGTTTACTCCTAAGTCAACTATTAGAGGTTATACAACACTTAAACCGGGTATTAATTTAACAACAAGAAATATTGCTAACGGTCCTCTAAAGTATAATGGTGTTGCTGAAACAGCGGAAACATTAAAAGTTGGATCAGACAATGTTAGCTCATCTAACTTTATGCGAGGAGATATAGATTATAACTCCTACGGTGTACTAAGAATTAAAAATGATAGTGGTATTGAAGTTGGAACTAACAGTCAGTTTACTGCAAAAGCAATAGGCAATCAAGCAATTATTCAAAGTAATATTACTGGTAACGGTATTGATGTAAAGACAAAATCCGAAACTGGTTATAATACAATTATTCGAGCAACTAGCGACAAGTTTGTAGGAATTAACAATACCAGTCCGCAAGTTTCTTTAGATGTAATAGGTGATTCAAAAATAAGTGAAAGCCTTGAAGTAGGAAGCACTACAGAAGCAGACGATACATTTGGAGACGATCTTAGTTTAGGTGCATTAGTTGTTGCTGGCGGCACAAGTATTGCTAAAAACTTAAAAGTAGGTACAGATCTTTTAGTAAAAGGACAAACTAAGATTGGAAATTCAATTTTAGTTGACTCAGATGCAGTTACAATACCGTCTATTGGTAGCGAAGATGCTAAATTTAACGATGTATATGCTGAAACATTCCATGGATTTTTCAAAGGAGCAGTTGAAGGCACAATTACAGGCGCAGCATCAAGTGCTGCAAAATTAACAAATAGAACTACGTTTAAAGTCACTGGCGATGTTACATCAGACGATGTTATTTTTGATGGTTCAGGAGAGCTTACAAAAACATTTGATATTGCTATTAACAACGATTTTATTACAACAAAAGATGACGTAGTAGAATTACAAAATGGTGACGAAATACTTATCAACAGAACTACTGGTGATACAGGTATTTTTAAAATTACTAAAACTAACTTCTTAAAAGATGTTCCAAAAAATCCAGTAGGAATGATTGTTCCTTTTGCAGGAGACATTGCTCCTCCAGGGTGGTATATATGTGACGGAACAGTGTTGCGTCAAGCAGATGCTGTAAATTTATATAATGTTATTAAGTATAAATTTAAATCTCAATCAGATCTTGAAGCTGAAGGATACCAGTCAACAGCGTTTTTTGGAATTCCAGACTTACGAGGAAGGATGCCACTAGGTGCTGATAATATGGGAGATCTTTCAGCAGATGTTGTAACTAACACCGCAGCAGATGTTGTTGGTTTGTCAGGTGGTTCTGAAACAAAAGATATTAAGTTAAATAATTTACCAGAACACGAACATGATATGAAGTCGCCAGCTGGCATTGGGCATTATGCAATACGTGACGACGAAGTTGCAACAGTTGACGAAGCTTCTGGTAACGTACAACGTCTAAACATTGCAACAGGTACTACAACTACCAGTGGACTTTCTTCTTCCGGCGGCATAGACGGCGGCGGACCAACAGGAAACGGCCTGTATAGAGGAACAGAATCGTTAGGTGCAGCATTGGATATTATGCCTCCCTACTTAACAATAAATTATATAATATTTGCGGACACCTAAGGATAAGAACTAATGGCATATACAATTAACAGAACTGACGGAACCTTACTAGTAGACCTAATTGACGGGATACTTGATACTGATACTACTGACATAAGTCTAGTAGGTAGGAATTATACAGGGTTCGGCGAAGCAGTAAACGAAAACTTTATTAAATTATTAGAAAATTTTGCTAATACTAACCAACCAGTTGCACCTTTAACTGGACAACTTTGGTATGATAAGTCAGAAAATAAGTTAAAGGTATTTGACGGTGAATCCTTTCAGTCAGCAGCAGGCTCATTCTTAAGTGAGTCATTTCCATTAGGTCCTATTCCGGGAGATACTTGGTTTAGTACTATTGATAAACAGTTTTACTTATACACTGGTGAACAATGGCAACTTATTGGACCTGCATTTAATGAAACACAAGGCGAAAGTGGTATTGTTGTAGAATCAATAGATGATCAAAACCTTAATAAGGTTACAATTTTAAAACTAGTTATTAACAATAGTTTAATGGCAGTAGTATCAGCAAGAGAATTTATACCAAATCAGTTACCAACAAACGTCATTCAGGGATTAGTAAATGAAGGAAATCCAACAGGAACAATCTTTAAAGGCTGGAATGTATTAGATAAAACAGGTTTTATCTACAGAGGCACAGCAGAAAACGCTCAAAACTTATTGTCAGTAACTGGAACACCTATTCCAGAGTCGATACTTGTTAAAACTAATCAACAGAATACTGTTGCTGACTTGTTTACTATTGCTAACTCAAGTGGTTTAGTTATAGGCGAATCGGGGCAAGGACGTTTTCTTGTAGATAACGGTATTTCAGTAAGAAGTGTAGTAGAAGATAGTGACTTTAATATTGATGTTAACAGTTCGGCAGTAGCAACAAGTCGTACAACAGCCATTAAGGTTAAAGCAGGTAGTCGACGTGTTGGCATATTTAATGAAAGCCCTCGAGCAGCGTTAGATGTTACCGGTAGTGTAATAATTACAGGTGATTTGACTGTTGAAGGCGATCAAATAATTTCTCAAGTTTCGACAATTGAAGTTGAAGATAAAAATATAGAACTTGGTGCAATAACATCATCACCTCCAACTAATCTAACAGCCGACGGCGGCGGAATAACACTTAAAGGAACAACAGACAAAACAATTAATTGGTATACTAATACTACTGCTTGGACATCGTCAGAGCATTTTGACTTAGTAGAAACTAAAAACTTTAGAATTAATAATAATTTAGTTTTAAGTTCTGATACTTTAGGATCTGGAGTTGTTAACAGTAGCTTAACAAATGTAGGAACACTAACAGGTCTTACAGTTAATACAACTAGATTAATTAATAATACAATATCACGTACTGGCGGATTAACAGGCTTCACATTTAATGTAGGCGGAGATATTGCATTAACTTCTAGTAAAATTACTGGTATGGCTGAACCAACTGCTGACTATGACGCTGCTAACAAAATTTATGCAGATAGAATTGTAACAACTGAGCCCATTGTGTTTAGTATGGACTTAACTGGCTACGCTGCTGGTGAATATAATGATAGACTTATTGACTATTTAAATACACTATATCCTGCAACTACATTTGCAGAAGGCAAAAAATCTAGAGTTGCTTGCTACTATTACGGAAGCCAGTCAACTGACCCGATTGATATTGCATCAAATTCAACTACTACTACTGTGGATGTTAATGCAGCAGCTGGCGGAACAGTAAGTGTGTTACAGGGTGTTAACTTACCAAATAGCTTAACACCTACATTTACACTACAAATAACTAGAGAAACAAGATACTTTATTATTAACAATTTAGGAAACTGGATCGTTAACACTGACGTAAATAATTATTAAAGAAAAGAATAAATACAGTACAAGATACATTATTGAGGACACTTAAATGGCATACACTATAGACAGATTCAGCAAAACACCTTTGACAACCGTCGAAGATGGAACGCTAAACGAAACAACAGACATTAAGTTTGTTGGTAAAAATTATGCAGGATACGGAGAAGTACATAACGAAAACTTCTTGCATATGATGGAACATTTTGCAGGAGCAAATCAACCTCCAAAACCAGTAAGCGGCCAAGTTTGGTACGATACAGGAACAGATAGAATGAAATTCCGTGACGAAAACAGTTCGTGGCGTTCAATTGGTGGTGCTGAAGTGTCAGGCACACAGCCAGCAGGATTAGCACAAGGTGATTTTTGGTGGGATAGTGCAAACGAGCAGCTATATGTTTACAATGGTACAACGTTTATCTTGATTGGTCCTCAAGACGCAGGCGAAGGCGTAACACAAATGGTTAGCCAAACTGTATTAGATAGTGCAGATGTATCTAAAAGTGTTATTGTTGCATATATAAACGATATTGCACAATTTATTATATCAAATGAAGAATTTACTATTAAGCCAGTTGAAGGAAATAGTATAACAGGCTTTAATAGTGTTAAATCTGGTGTTACTCTTAAAGGCGCAGCAACAACTACAGGTGTTAGTGTTTCTAAATTTTGGGGAACAGCGGCAAACGCAGAACGATTAGGCGGTGTTGATGCTTCAAGTTTTGTACAATCAGGAAATGCAGCATTTGCTGATCAAATTGAATTAGCACAAGGACTAGTTGTTAACGACACATTTGAATTTATTGTAGACAATACTAGCGGCGTAATTAAAAATTCAAGTGCTGCTGATAATGAAATACATTTTATAACACAAAATACACAAAGCAATTTAGTACACTCAATAACAATAAATTCAAATGGGTTGTTACCGGGTGCAACAGTAGGCGATTATCATTTAGGTACTAGTGATAAAAGATTTGATCAAGTTTGGGCTGATGAGTTTAAAGGAACAGCCGACGATGCTAACAAGTTAAGAGTAGGATTAACTGGTAGCACATATACATATGCCAGTGAAACTGCACAAGCATCTACTATTGCAGTGCGTGATAGTAATAATACTATAGCAGCAGATATTTTTGAAGGTATAGCAACAAGTGCAAGATTTGCTGACTTGGCAGAAAAATATACCACAGAAAAAACATGGCCTGTTGGAACAGTAATGCACATATGTGAAGACCCTGGATTTGAAGCAGCACCAACGTTATTGGATTCGTATCCAATTGGCGTAGTGTCAGCAGATCCTGCATACTTAATGAATTCAGCAATCAAAGGACAAGCACTTGCACTTGAAGGTAGAGTACCTGTAAGAGTTGTAGGAGCAGTTGTTAAAGGCGCTAAAATTTATGTAGATGCTGAAGGTTGTGGCAGTACACACTTTAACGGAAATCCGTTAGTAGGAATAGCTTTAGAATCCAATCCTGAAGAGTCTGAAAAATTAGTCGAATGTATATTGCGCCTGTAAAATAGTGGAGAAAAAATGGCTAATCGTATAGGCGATGTAATAACGTCATCTATTTTCAATGCAATGCGAGGAAGAGTCAACCGAGTATTAGGAGCAGGAGATGGATCAACTCAAGGATATGGCTTAGAATTACAAAGTCAGGCCAAGGGTGACGGCGAAACTATTACAGCTGAAGATATGCTGTCATTGTATAATGATATAGTTACAGCTAGAATACATCAAAAAGGGACACCAAACTTAGCATGGACTAATCCTGACGGATTAGCAGCACCCTCAATAAACGAAATTATTGGCTATTATGCAGCAGATGTTGACGACAATCCTATTCAAACTACAACACAATATAACTTACAGTGGGAAAATAGTTTATCACTTTATAATCCGTTGTCAGCAGGGTCTAATTTAGAATTACGAGTAGTTACAAATGGACCAAATTATGAATTTAACATAGTTGCCGGAGGACTTAACTTTGTAGTCGGAGAAATTATAAATATTCCTGGAATATTTGTAGGCGGCACAACACCAGCAAACGATGCTACTATAACAGTATCAAACATTAATGCTGCCGGCGGGATTTCATTTGCAGATCCTGCACTACAAACTGGACAAGCTAAATCACAACAAAGTTCGTTAGGAGCAGTAGAAGATGTTAATCAAGGATTTGAAGATTACGAACTTGCTATTACAGATATTGAGAACGATAAAGATTTAGTTGGCCCTGGGCAGTCGTCAGTAAAAGTTGTTGCAACATCAAGAAGAACATCGCAATGGTCAGATGCAATTTATCATGGATTTGATATCGAATGGGATACTGAAAAGAATCGTAGATTCTTTTTTAACACCGGCGGTGAAATACGAATTAATGCTAGTTTAACAGGCGGATTGTCAACACCCGGAACGGGAGCATCGGCTCCTCCAAATGTAAAAGATGAAATATGGCAATCTATGTTAAACAACATAGGAACTATATTTTTTGTAAAGGACCGTGTATACGGAACTGGTTCAGAAGGTACTGGAGTTGAATACGGAAATTTTAGCGGAACAGCAGATGTAGATTGGAGTACAACAAGCTCAGAAAATAGATTAACAATCTTTACTCAGAGCGGTGTTGGAATTTATAGCGATAACGAATACTATATAACTGTGTTTGAAAGATCACCAACTATATTATCTTTTCGAGTAGTATTTTATGACGGAGACATTGGAGATGTTAATAATCCACTGTCAGTGGATGAATTTGTTACTGGAACAATTGATAGCTCAGTTAGTTTAAAGTTAATAACAGGAGCACTTGCTGTTCCAGAACCTACAGTATTTGAAAGATCAGAATTATAAATTAATATAAATATACGTATAAAAGAAATTTAAAGGAAGCAACAATGGCGTTAACCTTAGGAAGCGTAATAAGTAGAGCAGAATATAATGCGATACAATCAAAAATTGAGTCGGTTTTAGGCGACAACGGAGTTGACGATCAGTTTGGATATGGCCGAGCAACTGAAAGCTCACAAATAGCAACAGCAAAAGTTATTGAATCCGAAGATATGCTTGCTTTATATAATGATTTAGTTAAAGCAAGAACACATCAAAAAGGATCATCAAACCTTGCATGGACAGGCGATGGTCTAAATGCTCCAAGTGATGCAGAAACTATTGGTGTATATGCCGCAGATGTAGGAGTTAATCCATTAGACCCTAACGATATAAGTTCGGCGTTTTCAGCTAACGACACTGATGAAGGATTTTTAGATTTTGATAATGCTTCTAACGATATTGTTACTGGACATGATTTAATTGGCGCAGCCCAAGTTTCTATATCATCAGGAAGTAGTTCTTTAAGAGATACAGACTGGGGCGGAAATGACGCCAGTTTACCTGGATCATCTATTAACCATACTATTACAGTAACATGGCAGAACGCTGACGAAAGAAGATATTTTTTTAACACTGGCGGCGAAATACAATTTAGTGCTCTTAACGAGCAAGGTTTAACTTTTGGCGGCAGCGAAGGTGCAAAAACACTTAACTGGCGATCAATGATGTCTACTCAGGGTACTATTATATTTGGTAAAAGTGCCACAGCAGCTAATGGATCAAATCCAGGAAGCGGATCGGCCATCGGCAATTATTATTCACAATGGGCTAATACATCGTCAAGTAATCCTGTAACACTTTATACTAAAACTGGCTCGGGTGTATATGCAGATAACTATTACACTATTAAAGCATGGCAAACCGCAGCAAATAGTTTAAGGTTTGACATCATCTTTCAAGATGCAGACTTAGGTGAAGGCGGTCCTCTACCTGATACGCCAGTTGATGAATTTGTAACTGGCGAAATGTCAAGTTATGTTAATCTTAAAACTGCAACATCAGTAGGAATTTCAGTACCAACAGTAACAACTAACAGTAACTTATCGGGAACAGCAACAAACCAAGCGTCAATTTCAATATCAGGACCTACTAGTGCAGTTGGCGAAGGTAGCACATTAACGTTTGATATAGCAACTTCTAATGTTGCTACTGGTACAGTATTTGGATATAACATCACTGGCGTACAGTTACAAGATATATCTTTATCACAATTAAACGGTACTGTGACAATTTCTGCAGCCGGAACTGCTCAAGTACAGTTTTCTATGACAGAAGATGAAATTACAGAAGGTACAGAAACATTAACTTTTACTCTACAAGCCCAGGGCGGATTAACTGCTAGTGTAGATATTTTAGATACAAGCGCAAATATTAACTTTAGTATATTTTATTCAAGTATGAACGTTGACGAAGGTACATCAGTGTCATATTGGCTAGAATCTGGACAAGGCGAGCTTAACGGCGAAACATTATATTGGGACGCAGATGCAAGCGCAATACAAGTAGATGAAACTGCTGGAACCTTTGTATATAATTCAGCGTCAACTTACTCGGCAGCAAATCCTTGTTGGACAGTAACTCCAAGTCTTGATACTGTACTTGACGACGATATGATTTTTAATGTTAACCTAAGAAGAAATGGTCCAGCTCAACCAGTAGTAAGCAGTAGATTATTAAATGTGTACGATATATCTGAAGATCCATTTACAGTTGTAGTTGACACTAGCCTATTCTTTAGACCAGATGCATCAAAATTAAGTTCATTCGGCGGACTTGATTGGTCTGATAAAGAATTTGTTTTTGCAGTAAATTCACATAACTCAGATTTTCAATTAAGAATTCGTCCAAAAAGTGGTACAGTTAATGAGACAAACTTAGGATTAGACAATAATACTTGGTATAGTCTTAGTGTTAGCTCACTCCCTACTAATATTAATGTTGTTGGGCTTGAGTTTTCACAGTCATGCGAATTTTACCTAGATTTTAAAGGAAGAGGCCAGTTATCGTTTGGTTCAGAAATATTCAATATCTTTGATGTCTTTAGCCCCGCATCGCCGGTATATATGAATGGCTGCAAAGTTACAGATGTAACAAACTGGGGAAGACAATTTCAGTTTACTTCTTTTTCACAGATGTTCCAAAATTGTCCTATAACAAACTTTAGTGATACATCTAGTCCGTTTGATAATCATACACCCGCCAGCATGAAAGAAACGTTCTACAATTGCAGCATTTTTGATGGTTCAAATTCTGGATTATCTGATTGGGATATTTCTAGTATTACTTCACTTGACAGTACATTTTTTAATGCAACAGCATTTGTAGGACCAATTGGAAATTGGAATACATCTAATGTTACTGACATGAAAGGAACATTTAGTCAAGCTCATTTGTTTAATAGTAATATTAGTTACTGGAACGTGTCAAATGTTACTGACATGACATCTATGTTTGAGTGTGTACATAATATGTCTAATCAACCGCCAAACGATCAAGGAACGTTTAATCAAGATATTTCGTCATGGGACGTTACAAGTGTGTTAAGCATGAATAAGATGTTTTTCCACCATCAGGGATTCAATCAAGATATATCTACTTGGTGTGTAGCAGGATTACAGCAAAACAGTGATGCACAAAACTTTAACGGTGGCGAATCAGCACTACAAAGTGCTAACACTCCAGATTGGGGACAAGCATGTGGATCAACTGTAGCAGTAGAAGTTATTACTAGCAGTGCTACATATAATGTAAGAAGTCAAAATGACTGGGATTACATGATGGTTTGGGCAATAGGCGGCGGCGGAGGCGGCGGCTGTGCAAGTACAGATGCAGGAAGAGAAAAAGTAGCTTCAGGCGGCGGAGGCGGCGGAACAGCAGTAAAACGATATGAAAAGTCATCAGGGATATCTACTTTTGTAGCGACTATCGGAGGCTTTGGCTGGCGCGGTGCTGCGTCAGGCGGTGGCGCAAAACAATCTGGTTATACCGGAGGTACAACTATATTCAACCCTAATGCAGGACAATCTCAAATATCTGCAACAGGTGGCGAGCGAGGATACGCAAGTGGCACTAGCGCATCAGGCGGCGACGGCAGCACTTCAGGTACAAATTGGGGCATTGCTCCAGCATCACAAGGCGGTGTAGGAAGCGGTGGCGATAATAACTATCAAGGCGGCGGATCGAGAGGTTGGAATCTTAGTAGCGATCGATCAGGAGCAAGTTCCGGCGGCGCACCAAATCTTAGAGGACAAGCGCAGGCTGGATTGATAGGCCTTGGTGTTGAAGGTGCAGGATACAACGAAGCTCTTGCAACAGTTGAACCTGATCATCCTTTCGAGTGGTCCATAGGTGGTGTTAGTCAAGTATCCGCTGACTTTAATGGCGGCCGCGGAAGACAACATAGTAGCGGCCAAGCAGGCAGTGCTGAAATTGGGCAACCATACGGAGCAGGCGGAGGCGGCTGCGCTGCTGAAGGCGGCACAAACAATGCTGGTAGAGGCGCTACCGGAGTTATAGTGGTAGCATACAGGACTAATCCAGCAAGTGGCTCAGCAACAGGTACAGTAAATATATCTGCACCAGGAACAGGTTCTCAACCAAATATCCACTTTGCACAAAGTGATGAATATGCACTTACACTTGGTTGGAGATTTGATACTAATGGCGGCATAGTAAGAATAGGCAGCAATGCAACTCAAACTAACGGGTTACACGATACTTGGACCACGTCACAAAATCCAGGAACTTATTTCATAAGAGTTAATCCTAATCCAGCTGATCCACGCCCGCGTCAAGTACCTCACAATGTTGAGAGTTGGGGTGATGATACTTTTGTGCCATTAAGCGGTCCACAAGGCCAGCAACGATTTGTACGTTGGGACGTAGGATTAAATGATCGGTTTAATGGATCTGTTAAAATTGAAATTTCGTCATCGACAAGTGCGGCAGACATTGTTGCAACAGCTTATTACGGCATCAACGTAGAAAACGGACTTTAAAATCCATAAATGTCTTGACAAAACTCTTATTTTATTATATAATATAGTAAAATAGGAGTTCCTTATGGATCAAAGACTTTCGGCTGCACTTGAGCAAAGTAACTTAATGGTAGTTATTAATCAACAAAAACGAATAATCAAACAACAGTATCAAGCTGATCTTGTACACTATCAAAAAGGTTGTCAGTTTACAGCAGATCAAGAATTAATTAGTTTTTGTCAAAGTATGATTCAACTTGGGCAAACACAATCTGTCATTATAGACGACAATAGTATTCCTTGCTTAGTTGAAAATTTAGAAAATTTTGCATCTGACCTAGTTGAAACATATGCAAGTGCAACTAACGGATATTTTAACAAATATGAAAGACTAAAAACGCAAAGAAACACTAACGGTATAATTTTATAATGACGTCAGGTGTACTTCTATTTGCATATAATAATGAAAAAGTTGATTATATTGCACAAGCAGTATATGTTTCTGCTCGAATTAAAAAATATCTAAATCTTCCAACAAGTATTGTAACTGATAATGTTACACAACTTGACGAAACGTGTTTTGATAAAGTTATAAGAGTTGATCCTGAAAAATATACTTTAAAGACCTATAACAATGGCACAACTAGTAATCATTCTCTAAGTTTTAAGAATGATAAAAGAGTGTATGCATATGATCTTTCACCGTATGACAAAACATTACTAATTGACACTGATTACATTATTGCAGACAGTGTGTTATCTAACTGTTTTGATTCTGTATACGATTTTATGATCTATAAAGATGCATTTGATCTAGCAGGACATCGAGATTATTCGGAATTTGATAAAATAAGCGAAACCGGCATAGATTTTTACTGGGCAACTTGTGTATTCTTTACAAAGACACAAAAGAATAAACAATTTTTTGAATTACTACAACATATACAAGAAAACTATCAGCACTATAGACAAGTGTACCAAATACAAACTCCTGTATATAGAAATGATCATGCATTTAGTATAGCAATACATATTATGAATGGTTTTGAAGATGGTAGTTTTGCAAATAAAATGCCAGGTACTATGTTTTATACTACTGACAGAGATATTGTTTGTAGTATTGATGATGACCAGTTTACGTTTTTGTTAGAAAAAGAAAAAGTTTTACATGAATATATTCCAGCAAAAATAAGCGGCAATAGCGTACATGTAATGAACAAGTTTAGTTTAGCAGAGGTTATTGATGGATAAAAACTTTATATTAGTTGCCCAAAATACAAAGTTTGATGACTATGTAAAACAAGCATGTGTTTGTGCTATGAGCATACATGCAACAAATACTAATGTTAGTATAGCAATTATTACCGACGACAAAGTTCCTGCAGAATATACACATTTATTTGATCATATTATTCCAATCCCATGGGGCGATCTAGCAGAAAAATATGAATGGAAAATACACAATAGGTGGAAAATTTATTTTATATCTCCATATGAACATGCAGTTGTATTAGACACAGACATGTTAGTACTAGATGACTTAACATCATATTTTGATGTGTTTAACGATTATGACATATGGCTAACGTCAAACGTGTTAGACTATAGAGGAAATAGTATATCTAATGACTACTATAGGAAGCGTTTTACAAAATACAATTTACCAAATACTTATTTTGGATTGCATTATTTTAAGAAAAGCGAGTTTGCTCTTGAGTTTTATACTTGGATGGATGTTATTACTAATAATTGGAAAGAGTTTTATAAATTCGGCACTAACCAGTTAATACAAAAGACTGCAAGTATGGACATAACATCAGCAATGACTGTTAGTATATTAGACTGTGAATCATCTATTACAAACAAGAAACTAGATGCACCAGCATTTGTACACATGAAACCAAATATACAAGGTTGGTCCGGAATAGTAGAAAAATGGCAAACAAAGGTTGGAGCATATTTGACTGATGATTTAGACTTATATATTGGAAACTTTAAACAACACGGTATATTTCACTATACAGAAAAAGACTTTCTTACAGATAGTATTGTAGAAGCATATAATAATAAATTAGGTATATCAGATGTTAAAGTATAAAGTTTATTTTGAAGAAGGCACCGGAGCAATACAGTCTATAAGTAATGTTGAGCAATCTTTTCCTAATTTTTTTGAAACTGATTACGAAGATGTGATACAATTTATAGAACATGGCAAATCAATGTCTTTATGTAAAGTTGTCTACAACGTAAATACTTCGGCATATAACATAGTATCAAAAGAAGAAAAAGTTGAATTATTAGTAAATGATTTAATATTTCAAATAACCCCAAGAGAAATTTATCAAATAGGTGTTTGGAAAAATGATATTAAAAAATGTTGGACAATTAAACTATCAGACGAAACAAAACAACAATTAACAACAGTAAAAAGTAGACCCAACCAAAAATTAACTTTTAGTATAACACAGCATAACAATCCTAATATTTTATATAGGTTGTGCGTGTGTATGCTAGATGATTTAATTGATCAGGCATCAGTAGACTTTAAGTACATAAGCCAGGAAGAAGAAGAATTATCTAAATTTAGTGTATATACTAATAAGAAGTTTGAAAAGTATACATACGGGGTAATTAATGGCTAAAATTAAAGTTATTGACCAGGATGTTGTATTCCTGAGTTATGACGAACCTAATGCAGAAAAGAATTATGCAGACTTATGTAGCAAACTACCTTGGGCTAAACGTGTACACGGTGTTGAAGGAAGTGATGCAGCACACAAGGCCTGTGCAGATATATCAGAAACTGAATATTTTATTACAGTTGATGCTGATAATATTGTTGATCCTGCGTTTTTTCAACAAGAAGTTGATTACGAAACGTTAGGGCTAACTCCTGATCATGTGTTTAGTTGGTGCGGCAAGGTACATGTTAACGGACTTATGTACGGTAACGGCGGTCTTAAGATGTGGACACGTAAATTTGTACATAACATGAAAACACACGAGCATAGTGAAGACGGAGACGAGCGAGGCAAAGTTGAGTTCTGCTTCGACGACAAATATTATCAGTTTAACGAAAACTTTAGTATTAGTTACACTAATGAGACACCTTGGCAGGCATGGAGAGCCGGTTTTAGAGAAGGTGTTAAGATGTCATTAGATCAAGGCGCTCGTGCAACGGATATAAAAAAGGTATGGTGGCAAAATTTTGATCGATTAAAAATTTGGTGCTCAGTAGGATCAGATGTAGAAAACGGTGACTGGAGTGTATTAGGCGCCAGACAAGGATTATACATGACTATGTGTACCGACTGGGACTATGCACAAGTGCGTGACTTTGAATATCTTAATACGTTTTGGAAGCAGTTAACGATAACAGAAGAAAATTTATCTGAAGAAATTCAAGAGCTAGGTGACAAAATAAGGTCAGAGCTTGATATTGATATTGCAGAACTTGATGCAGCTGGATCTAAGTTTTTTAAAAGCGTATATAACAATACTCCTAGAATAATTAGAAGAGCAAAATGAACAACGAACTAATACGTATAAAAGAAATTATGCCTAAGGTAGAAGCACAAACTTCGCCTACTTTCTGTTTAGCTAAATGGCACCATACAACAATATACTTGCAAACAGGTGAAACACACAGTTGTTATCATCCAGCACCGCATAAGATTCCTTTAGAAGGACTAGACACTAACCCAAGTCAATTGCACAATACTCCTCAAAAGAAAAATGAACGTAAGCAGATGTTACAAGGAGAAAAACCAAGTGGGTGTCAGTACTGTTGGAATATTGAGTGCATGGGCAAAGATTATGTAAGCGACAGGCACATTAAGACATCTAGTATTCATACTGAAGAACGTATGAAAGAAATACAAACTAATCCTTGGAACTTTGATGTTAATCCTGAATATATCGAAGTAAATTTCTCAAATGAATGTAACTTTAAGTGCGGCTATTGTCATCCTAAATTTAGTAGTCGTTACTACAACGAAATAAAACAACATGGTCCATACAAAGACTCAACTGAGCACCGTAATGACATTGACTGGTTTGAACTATATGAAGAAGATGATAACCCTTATGTTAAAGCATGGTGGGAATGGTGGCCTGAAGTTAGCAAGACATTAAACATCTTGCGTGTAACAGGTGGCGAACCTTTAATGCACCGTAGCACTTGGAGACTATTTCAGGAACTAGAAGCAAACCCAAAGCCGCATCTTAATCTTGAAATAAACAGTAATATGGGTGTTAAAAATAGTTTAGTAGTTAAACTAGTAAAACAGGTCAAACATCTTAAAGAAACGGGTTGTATACGTAGCTTTAAATTATATACAAGTATTGACACGTGGGGACCAAAAGCAGAGTATACACGTACTGGACTAGATGTAGAACTTTGGGAAAAGAATTTAGATTACTATCTAACTAATACCGGTTGGCCAGTTACGTTTATGATTACATTTAACTTGTTTGCTGTAACTAGCTTTGATCTATTATTAGAAAAAATACTAGAATGGCGCACAAAGTATAATACAGATGAGAATGAAACACAGTGGCAACGAGTACGCTTTGATACTCCGTACTTAAAGGAACCATTACAGTTTGATATGAACATACTTCCTAAAGAACAATTTATGCCTTATATGCACAAACATTTAGAGTTTATTAAAAACAATATGGATGACTCAGACCGTACTAAGTTTAGTTCGTTGGAGTATGAGCGTCTTAGACGTGTTGTAGACTATATGCAAAACACTACATACGATGACGATAAACTACTAAAAGGAAGGAAGAATTTTTATACTTGGTTTACAGAATATGATAAACGCAGAGGCACAAATATTATAGAAGTATTTCCAGAACTAGAAGATTTTTATGAGGAATGTTTTCGATGTCTAAGTCGTTAAATTTTGCATTTCAATGGATAGGCCCAAAAGGACCTATAACCAATAATAGAGTACCTACAATGATAGATCTGTTGCGAGCACAATTTGGAAAAAGTGCTCCTGGAGATTTATTACAAGACCCTCATTTTTATGAAATATTTGGCAATGATGCAAATCTTGTAAGTTGCCATAAAATACCTAAAGGTAATGTTTTATATGAATTAAACTTTTCAACCTATCATTATAGAAATTGGCGAAAAATTTTTAGCATCAATGACGGACCTTTTTCTGATCAGTTAAGAGAACCCGGACAAATAGATTACCTTCTTGCAAACAACGGTTATTTTTTAATTACAATTTTATTTGAAGGCTGGGTTCATAATCAATTATTTGATGAACTGATAAACTTTTTTACTCATTATAACATACCATTAGACAGAGTAATTTATGTTACTAATTGTTCTAATGCTAATGAAATGTATAATGCTTACTGCGAAGCAAGAGGAAAGTCCCCTTTATTAAATGTAGAGTATATTCCAACTTGCAGAATACATCAAACAGGTGTTGAAGAACCTTTAAGAGATAGAGCAAATAATCCTTATATTCCGGGACCTAGAAAAAAAGATTTTCTTTGCTTTCAGCGAAGATGGAGCGATCACCGACTGGTATTCTTTTTAAGCATGTGGCGTAAAGGCTTACTAGATAATTTTTATATGAGCATGTCTAACAAACAACCTGAATCAGGTGCAAGTTTCAAAAGTAATATAGAACAAGTTGCTCGCAAACATCCAAAATTTGAAATCACAGCCGATGAAGTTGTAGACTCAGAAAAGGTACTTCCGCTTATTTTAGACACAACTAATTTTGATAGGTATCCAATGGAGTCAAGTGCTAATGACGTTGAACAATATTACAAAGACTCGATGATTAACATTATTAGTGAGACAAATTTCTTTACTCCAGAAATACATCTTAATGAAAAAACATATAAGCCAATAGCATTTAAACAACCATTTATAATGATGTCAGCACCTTACAGTTTACAGCATCTTAAAGATGTAGGGTTTAAGACATTTGATAAATGGTGGAACGAAGGGTACGATAAAATTGTTAACAATGATGATCGTATGGAAGAAATAAATAGGATAGTAGAAGAAATTGCAAATTGGTCTGACGAGAAGAAAGTACAATTTACACATGAAGTAAAAGACATTGTTGAATATAACTGTAAACATTTAGCAACAATGTCTCATCCTGAAGTTAAATATTTTAAGGAAAAATATGGAAACTAAAATGAAAAAAATACTTGTATGCGGAGCCGGCGGATTCATTGGCGCACATTTAGTAAAAGACCTTAAAGAAAAAGGTTATTATGTTATTGGTGCTGACTTAAAGCATCCTGAATATGCAGAAACTGCTGCTGACGAGTTTTATATAGCAGACTTACGTGATCAATACGAAGTTAGCAAACTAGTAACTAGTGACTTATACGAAATATATCAATTAGCTGCTGACATGGGCGGAGCAGGATATATTTTTACAGGTGAAAATGATGCAGACATTATGCATAACTCAGCAACAATTAATTTAAATATTGTTAATGAAATGGTAAAGAATAAAGTTTCTAGAATATTTTATTCTTCTAGTGCTTGTATGTACCCTCAACAGTTACAAACAGGTATTGCAAATCCATCGTTAGAGGAATCGTTGGCATATCCAGCAGATCCTGATTCAGATTATGGTTGGGAAAAGTTGTTTAGTGAAAGATTATATCTAGCATATGCACGTAATCATAATTTGCATGTAAGGATCGCCCGACTACACAATATATATGGTCCTGAAGGTTCGTGGAATAATGGTAAAGAAAAATCACCTGCTGCATTATGCAGAAAAGTTGCTGAAACACAAAACGATAGTATTGAAGTTTGGGGATCAGGAATGCAAACACGAACATTTTTGTATATTGATGAATGTATAAAAGGAATTGATCGTATTATGAACGGGTCTTATGATCAGCCAATAAACCTTGGTAGTGAAAGAATGATATCTATCAACGATCTTGCATACATGATAGGTAGCATTGCTCAAAAAAATATTAAAATTACAAATGTCGACGGACCGTTAGGGGTAATGGGCAGGAAAAGTAATAACAAGTTAATAAAAAGAGAGCTAAGGTGGGCACCTAACGAAGACCTTGAGTATGGTATTAAGAAAACATATGATTGGATATTGGAGCAAGTGCGGAATGCATCTACCTAATATAGCATCTTTTACGCCTTGGTATAATTCGGCAGCAGAAATACAAAACACAATTGAAAAAACTAATGTAGATGTAATTAATTTCTTTTACTTCTACGAAGGCGAACTTACTCAGATAAAACCCACTGCTGTTCGACTGATTAACAAACGTAATATTACCTGTAATATAGTATTAGCATCGTCGATTGATCATCAAAAAAAACTTGTAAAAGAACTTGGCATAGATATAGAATTATGTAATTTTTACGAATGGTTTGATTTCTTTATTCTGTTTGCGTATCACAATATGCATCATCATCCTAATTTTTATAATAATACTAAGAAATATTTAGAAGGATACGACTATAAGTTTACTATACCATATTCTTGTTTTAATCATAGAGCAAAACCTCATCGTGTTGCATTGATTGATCAACTAGCAAAGCAAAATATACTAAACAAAGGTCTTGTATCTTTTTTAGGTGCAGGCGGGCATGGTATAGAATTTAAACATTATGATGGTAAACTATTAACACTAGGAGATAATTTTAATCAAGATCATCCTTATATTTTTAATAAACAATATTTTGAAAGTTTCTTACATGTTGCTACTGAATCTTGGATCGAAGAATTTTTCCTAACAGAAAAAACTACAATGCGATTATTATTTGGATTACCTTTTTTAACTCTAGGCTGCAAACATTTTCATAAAAACCTAAAAGACATGGGATTTGTTTTGTACGATGAAATTTTTGATTATGGGTTTGACGATGAAGAACTTATAGATGATCGAGTAGACGGAATTGTTAAAAATATTGAATATGTTCTTAACAGCGATGTTAACGAGCTATACCAAAAAATTAAAGAACCACTTGAATATAATAGAAAGATTGCATTAGAATATGTAAAGGGAAAAACAGTGCCCGGCTTAATAAAAAGGCAAATGATAGAGTCTGCTGATAAATCTAATCGCACAGGACTAGATTTTGATCTTTATTCTATGTCACTTTACTTGACAAATCTACAATAAGGCTGTATAGTAATAACATGTATGATATCTTTTTTATAGGATCAGAAACTGACGAAGGTTGGCCAGAGCTAAGGACAAAATATCCCTATGCTAAGATTGCAGATAATTTTAAAACTGCACAACGTACTTCACTAACAAAATTTTTCTGGATTGTTTGGAATGATGTTAATGTAAATGATGAGTTTGATTTTAATTTTACTCCTGATGAATGGAGTACAGATTACATACATTTATTTAAAAACAATGATAGCTATGACGGAATTTGTTTACTACACAAAGATTTACATATTAGTGACAGAGAAATTAAACATAGATTCTTTGTAAACAAAAAAGAAATTGATATTTTAGCAAGTACTCCTAGGCCGTATCCTACATACTTCGTAGATACATACGAAGATTATGTAGAAGCAATAGACAAGTCTACATCAGAAATGTTTTGGTGCATATGGAAAAATGTTGAAGTAATTGACCCAAAAATTTACTCAACGTATTTTAGTCATCACAACAGTTATGATAGAAACGAAAATCATGTGTACAAAAATTTATGCAATGACGAAGAAAGCTATCATGGCGGAGTTGTTCTTGCTTCGAGAAACAAACCTATATCAAAAAAAGAAATAGAACATAGATACATTATTAATCGCAAAGAAAATAAACAGATAGTAAGTCGTTATAGATACCCTAGATACATTGTTAAAACATATGATGACTATCTAAATATAATAGAAAAAGAAACAAGTCCTTTATTTTGGTGTGTATGGGATAATGTAGAAATATTAGATGACAGTATATGGGATTTTTATTATAATCCTACAGATGGTAGATATGATGCAGATAGAGAAATGCATCATGTATACAAACACATATTTAGAAATGAAGAAACATACCATAATGGAGTTTTTCTAGCATCAACAAAACACAGTATAGGCAAACGTGAATTTAACCATAAGTATATTATTACACGTAAAGAACACGACACAGTATTATCTAAATTGAAGCCTTACGATATAGTCTTTATTAGTTATAATGAACCAGATGCAGAAGATAATTATAATAGGTTAGTAAAAAGATTTCCAGCAGCAAAGCGTATACACGGAGTAAAAGGAATTCACCAAGCACATATTGAAGCAGCAAAAATATGTGATACTGATTTAGTTTGGATTGTAGATGGTGATGCACATATACTAGATAACTTTAATTTTGATCATGAAGCTAATACATACGAAACTGATACAGTGCATGTGTGGCAAAGTCAAAACCCTATTAATGATTTAGTTTACGGATATGGCGGTGTAAAATTGCTACCTAGAGAGCTAACAATTAACGTTGATACAAATAGTGCAGATATGACTACTAGTATTAGCAATAAATTTAAACCAATGCCTAGTATATCAAATATTACAGCATTTAACACAGACGAATTTAGCACTTGGAAAAGTGCTTTTAGAGAATGTGTAAAACTATCATCAAAAACTATTAAAGGACAAGTAGATGAAGAAACTGAAAAGAGACTTGATGTCTGGTGTACACGAGGAGACGATGCTCGCTTTGGAAGAGCTTGCATTAGCGGTGCTTGCGATGGCCGCAGGTACGGTTATGATAATATCGATAACAACGATAATTTAAAATTAATAAACAATTTCGAGTGGTTATATGAACGATTTCAACAAAATACCCTGGACTGATATAACGAAGTTTGGACAGAAAACTCTCCTAGAGAGCCATCTTTTCACGGTCTCTTGGATCACCACTAGATATTGTAATTATTCGTGCAGTTATTGCTGGCCACACGCAAGATCTAGTGTCCCTGACACGAAGTCGACAGAATTATACTTAAACACCATGGATAGTATCAAAGCACAAGCTCGTGCTAATAACTTCACAAACTTCCATTTTAGCTTCAGTGGCGGAGAGCCAACAGCAAATAAACAGTTCATGCCATTGGTTGAGCATTACTGTAATGACAAAGAAGCTGAATATCAAAGTATACATATGACTACAAACTTGTCACCGGGAACCAAATGGTGGGATAAGTACTTACACAATACAAAAAGTTTACAACGTCGAAGTGTAACAGCAAGTTTTCATTCTGAGTTTGCAGATGAACAAAAGTTCGGCGATAAATGTTTACAACTTATGGAAGGAGGAGTATTTGTTACAATTAACCAAGTTATGGTTCCGGAGATGTTTGACGAACTTTACGAACGTCTTGAACGATTTGCCGCCAGAGGCATTAATGTTACTCTCAAGCCACAATCAGATCCATCCGCTAGTTTTGTCGTTCCAGGATACACCGAAGAAGCAATCCGAACAATGCAAAAAGGATTCCCACAGCAAGTCTACGGAGAACAACTTGCACAAGTTGCCCTCTACGACAGCAAAGGAAACGAATACGAATTAGACCAAGCAGAGAGATTTAATGCATTTGGTTTTAATAAGTTTAAAGGTTGGTCCTGTAATGCAGGTTACCAAGGAATAATCATCAGGGATACAGAAGTTAGAAGAAGTCATAGTTGTCATGACGATATACTAGGAACAATTACAGATGGGTTTGAAATATTTAAAAAGCCTACTCCGTGTATAACACCTAGTTGTATGAGTAGTGCTGATAGTAAACTACCAAAGTGGAGAAACCCTTGAAAGTTGATGTAGAAGACGTATTATTTTGGATGGACGCAATTCGCAACAGTGACGACCGATACCGAACACTTGAAAGTTTTTGGAAAGGCCAGGTACATAGTAAATTATGGCTTATAGAAAAAATGCAAGAATACAAATTACAAGGTAGTATTGCTGTGTATGGCGGATGGAACGGTGTACTTTCAAACCTATTGTTCAATAGTGACCTTTGTATATCAGATATCGAAAGTGTAGACCTTGATCCTACATGTAAAACTATTGCAGAAACTATTAATATGCGATATCATATGCAGGGTAGATTTTTTGCTACAACAGCAGATATGTGCGAATACACTACAGATGCAGATGTTGCTATAAACACTAGTTGTGAGCATCTAACACAAGAACAATATGACAAATGGTTGAGCAATATTCAACCAGGCACTAAAGTAGTATTACAAAGTAACAACTATTTTGATCTTGATGAACACATACGATGTGCAAGTAATATGGAAGAATTTGTTAGACAGTCAAATGTGTATGTAGCCTATGTAGGAGAGTTTGAAACACCTAAATATACTAGATATATGATTATAGGTCACAAGTTTAATTCGTAATTACAGTATGTATTTTGTAATCTAGTTCTTCATTAAATTCTAATAAATGATATGTTTCAGTTTCTGTATGATACCCTATTACTTTTAGTGAATGATTATGCATAATAGGTCTTCCTAGTAAATAATCCTTTAAATGTATTTCTTTTACAACAGTGCCACTAGTATTAACTTTTAATATTGGACAATCTGAAGTTTCTAAAGGAAAGAACACAGCGTGAGTGTTAAATTTTATTCCTGACCTAAATTGATATCCTTTAAAATTAACACTAAAATTGATAGATTGTTTTGTTTTAGTATCAAATATTAATCCCCAATTACAATCATTACTGTCGTCACCATGCGGCACAGCAATAATCTTATCTCCTATTAGTACACCGCCACTATATTTCTTAGCAAAGTCCTTACATTGTGTTTTGTATACTTTTATTTCTTTAGTTTCGGTATTAAATTCAATAACTTCGTTTAAGCCTGCTGTTTCGCCAAAGGGTAATGCATACAATATATTACCCATAACTATAATATCACTATATTTTCTTGCTATAGAGTTATCAATTCCAGTTACTGGATAACTGTTAATTTTTTCACCATCAAACTCTACAATTAAATTATAGTTAGATTTGTCACTGCTAGGCATACTCCAATAACTACCGTTGCAATAAACGGTTCCTATATGTAACTTAGAACCTTGTACAGGCATTTCAATAAAATCAATATTCTTATCCAGTCGCATTGCAAACTTACTACCAAAGCTAAATGCTATTTCGCCATTAGTTGCTAGGCTGTAATATTGACTATTGTCTGTATCTATATTATAATATTTAGGTTTGTAGTTTCTAACTTGTACAACAGAATCCTGTGTAACTAACCATATATCATGTTTAACAACTTTGTATACATTTATTTTGCTAATTGGATCTAATATGATGTTTCTATTTTTATTTAAAATCTTAAATGTAGAACTATCTGATATCGAAACTAAGTCGTTCTTGTATTGACAGACAATCGGATCTAAGTATTTTGGTGCTAGATACGGCATAAGTATATTTAACAATTACTCTGACTCAAAATAAGAGATATGAAATATAAAAATGTTTAAATTTAATCAACTAAAAAATATACACCTAGAGATTACAAATCGCTGTCAAGCAAGTTGTCCTATGTGTAGCAGAAACTATCACGGCGGGTTGGAAAATCCATTGATTAAAAATCAAGATTGGACAATTGATGATTTTAAGCACATCTTAACTAGCGAAGTACTACACCAAATAAACAGTTTTTACTTTTGTGGAAACTTTGGTGATCCTATCATCAATAACGATTTAGCAGAAATGTGCAGCTATGCAACTGATGTTAAACCTACTATAGAGATTAGAATACACACAAACGGCGGAGCAAGAAGTACAGATTGGTGGAAGAAACTTGCAAAAGCATTGCCTAGTAAACATTGTGTTATTTTTGCAATTGACGGATTAGCAGATACGCACAGTCTATATCGTATTGGTACTGACTTTGACACTGTATTAAAAAATGCAAAAGCGTTTATTAATGCAGGCGGTATAGCAGAATGGGCGTTTATAAAATTTAAACATAACGAACATCAACAACTTGCTTGTGAAGCATTAGCAAAAGAACACGGCTTTGCTAGATTTACATACAAAGATAGTGCAAGATTTGTTGCTACTAACAAGTTTGAAGTTTTAGATAAAAAAGGTCAACTTGAATATTACCTAGAGCCACCTACAGGAAGTAACATAACTCTTATAACCCAAGATGTACTTGACAATTATAAAGATGTAGTAGACGCTAGTGAAATAGACTGTTTTGTTGTAAAACAGAAAGAAATTTATATAACAGCACAAAGAGATATTATGCCCTGTTGTTTTTTAGCAAGTGCTCCGTATAATTATATACACCCTAATGATTTAGCCAAAGACATTAGAGAAAAGATGAGATCACAGCACTCTAGTCTTATTGCAGATTTAGGAAATACAAATGGTCTTGATCGTTCTATAAAAGATGTAATAGATTCTAATGCTTGGCAAACAGTATGGCACAAGTACTGGAATTCAGAAAAACTAATTACATGTGCAAGAACGTGTGGAGTTAACAAACTCAGTAAACCAAAAGATCAGTTTATTGAATATATTGAACTATGATTAAGGAAAACAATGTCTGACCTAAAAAAGTATCAAGCTGAAATTGCACAAGTAAGTGGCACAGAAACATTTTGTGTGTTACCTTGGATACATATGGCAACTAGGCCAAATGGTGATATGCGATTATGTTGCACGTCTAATGCAAGTGGCGCAGGCGATAATCATGAAGTAGGTCTTGTGAAAATGGAAGACGGCAAACCTGCAAACTTTGGTACCCACACTCCTTTGGAGGCATGGAATAACGATTATATGAAAAGTGTACGTACAACTATGCTTAATGGTGAAATTCCTGCAAGTTGTACAGGTTGTTTTAAAGAAGAAAGCCAAGGCATTGTAAGTAAACGTATTTGGGAAACAGGCACTTGGCACCGAGACGATAATGGCGTAGACATTCCTGAACTTATTCGACAAACAAAAGAAGACGGCACTGTGCCAGAAAATTTAAAATACTTGGATCTAAGATTAGGACATACGTGCAACATTAAGTGTGTAATGTGTAGCCCGCATGATTCAAGTAAGTGGGTTGCGGACCATAAAAAACTTATTCCTGTATTACAAGATCCTGAAGTTAAAAGACAAATGCAATGGGATCGTAAAACTTTTAATAACAAGTGGCACGAGAAAGATTCATTCTGGGAGGAAATTAATGCACAAATTCCTAACCTAAGACAAGTGTACTTTGCTGGAGGCGAGCCTCTAATGATTAAAGAACACAAAATGTTTATTAAAGAAATTATTCGTCAAGGATATCAAGATAAAATACTATTACGTTATAACTCAAACGGATTGCTTGTAGATGAAGAATTAATTGAGCTATGGTCAAAGTTTCATAAGGTTAAATTTGCTGTTAGTGTTGATGCAAGTTTTGAACGCGATGATTATATTCGCTTCCCTACAAAATTTGCTGATGTAGAACGCACATTGCATATGTTAGATAATACACCTGACAACATACATATTAGTATGGCAACAGCAGTACAAATATTCAATATTAAACATATGCCTGATTTTATAAAGTGGAAATTAAACAGTAATTTTAAAAAGATGAATACTGGCTTAGTAGGCGGAGTACAAATGGGAGGCGGATTAGTTAATATGCACCTAGTACACATACCAACGTTTCTTAATATTACAATACTTCCAGAACAAGACAAACAAGAAGTGCGTGAACGTTTTGCAGAACTTAAAACATGGCTATGGGAAAATTATACACAAGACGATGATTTTTGGATACATAATCCATCTGGTTGGCCTAAATGGGAAGGCTTGTTAGCACATATGGATTCAGCAGATAACAGTCATTTACTTCCAGGCTTTAAGGAGTATGTAAACAAACTTGATGCTATTCGTGGATTAAACGCAGCGGCAATATTTCCTGAGCTGGCTCATTTACTTTAGTTAACGGAATATCTGCAGCACAAGTACACCATTTACGTGTACATATTACAGCCTGACTAGGATGTTCAAAAGTTCCTTTATAAATGTTACCTAGACTTCCGCCTACTCTACAAGTAGCACGATGAACGTCACCGTCCCAGTTGATCATTAAACTTTCAATACCGGCATTACATTCCCAGCCTTCAAATTGATTTAGTTTGTGTTTAATAACATCATTGGCATGCATTTCTTCTTTATCGTCAATGATAACATTAGGCTTTGCTGTTGATGTTTGATTAAGTATCCACTCTAAATCTTTTGGATCATAACGCATGTCATCAAACCAATCTCTATTATCGGCTTCTGTCCAGCGTATGCGTCTAATTACATACGGAATCTCGTGACCGTCAAATACAATAGTAGCATGTCTTACCTTGTCCATGTATTCATGGTGTGCCATTATGTTAAGTTGAAACGGTACGTTATCAACTTCGTTTGCTTGCGCCCAAATCAAAACATTATTAATTACTTGATTAACCATTTTGTTATCGAAGTGTATGCTGAATACATAATGATTTACTGGTAAACTTTCATAAAACCTATAAGGCAATGTTCCATTTGTTGTTACATTAATCCATTCAACTTTATCTCGAGCGTATGCTAATATTTCTTTGATATTAGGATGCACACACGGTTCGCCTCCTGTAAAACTAAGTCTTATAGGTTTGCCTATTTCTACTAACTTATCTATTGCATCTTTAAATGTTTGTAAAGGTGTATGCGGGCTAAAGTTATCGTGAATCTCAGCAGGGCAATATCCGCAATCTAAATTACAGCGTTTGCCCATATTCCACTCAACACGTATACTATCTTGATGCGGCCATTTGCTTATTACTTTATGCATTGTACACCTTTAACTTCATTATATTTTTTTAAGTCTGTTGTATCAATATCTTCAACTAGATCTGCTACAGGAATCATTCCTAAATTAGGATTTTTAAATTTAAATGATTGTAACTTTAACCATAAATTTATATAAATTTTTCTTAGTAAGTACATTGGATAAGGTATTGCAGGTCCAAACTTAACCATGAAATCTGCACTATAAAATTCTTGAGGTCTTATTCCTTTGGCTACACTATCGTTGTCTTTAAAAATATCTAAAACTGTTTTTCCAACTTGACAATAATTTATGTATACAGTTCCGTGAGTCCATTGAAATGTAAAGTGTTTCATATCTTCTTGTGTTAGGTTTATTATAGGTCTATCTTTAAAAGTAACTACTACTGTAGGATGATTTGTTGTTCGTAATTCTGCTTCTAATTGATGTATAAGAATATTAAAACGCTCTACACATTTTTGTATTTTCTTTGGAGAATTATTAAACCATTCTGTTCCTATAGTTGCTTCTCCACGCAAGTCTTCAAAAAATTTATGCAGATAGTTTAAATCTTGTTGCATACTAGCACTATTAGTACTGATATATCGATCAATATAAACTCCGCCCTTGTTCATTTCGTCAATACAATCATTAAGTTCATCAATAAGATTATGCGTACCCCAGTTAGTAAATCTATCTATTTCATATAACTTATAATTTTTTAAAAGTTCTTTGTACCATTTTTTAGCAATACTAGTATTTCTAACTTTAAACGGTATACTAGTATCTTCTTTGCCGTTTGTTAATATAAGGTTAAACATACGGTTCAAACTCTGGATTAGATGCAAGGAAGTCTTGCCCGCGAGTTTTGTCTAAACGTCGATTAAACTCTATACAGTCTTGCCAATGTGTGTCATACATGCACTTTGATTCTAAGAAGTTAATGTTATCTTGTATCTGTTGTAGTGTCACAGTTTCTAATAGTTTATGCTGTTTTACCATTGGGTATTCTAACACTTCTGTTTTCATTTGTTCTAAACGTGCAACTACCTTTTGTTTTAATTCAGGCGGCAATACTTGCGCACTTAGACTCATTGGATAACTTACTCTATGCGAATAAAACACAATTCCCATTTTGTTAATAAAGTGATCAATAACTTTGTCTATCTGCATTATATTGTTTGCTTGTACAGTAAATGCACCTACTACACGGCTTACATTAGGAAAGCTCTTAAACACTTCAATGTTTTCTTCTATTGTACTAAACTTACCATTGCCTCTAATGTATTCATATGTGTCGTATATACCGTCTATGCTTACGTTTACAGCAATGCTTTTAAACTTAGGCCAATAGTCGTGTATAGTACGTCCGCCCTTTATACCAAGCGTAGTACCGTTTGTAGCATACTTTAGTTCTATGTTGTCACCATACTCTGCAAGTTTATCTAGTATCTTGTAATGGTATGGATCCATTAGCGGCTCGCCACCGGCAAACTCTACACGCCTAAAGAATGGCAACAATTTTTCAAATGACAACCACCAATTATCGCTGTTATCAAACGGCCCAATATATTGTCCTGGTTTAGTTACAAGTGCATCAACAATTGGAATTAATATGTTGTCTTCTTTTTTGTAAAAATCTGTAACTTGGTCCCAGTCTTTCCAACTAGTACTGTCTAAAGGATTGCACATACGGCACTTTAAATTACACAAGTTATTCAGCTTAATTTCCATAGTAGGAAGCTCAAACGGCATGCTGTAATCTTCGTCTAATGCGTCTAGTGCATCAGGGTATAAGTTGACCCTAGCTTCAGGTATTACCCCTGCTATATGACGCTGTCGTAAGCTCTGTACACCCTGATCTTCAAGATCAAAGCACGGTTTACATACATCTGGACGCTCATCATTAAGTACTTGTCTACGCACTTCACGCATAGCATCGCCGTTCCAAACTTCTTCCAATGTTTCATTTTGTATATAACCAATTGGCTGGCTACGGCAACATACTTTAATAGCACCGTCTTCTCTAGTAGCCAATCCAGTAAATGGGTGCATACAGAATGTACAACTTTTAGACATTATCTATTCCCCATTGACGTTCTTTACACCAAAAACATTCTCCACATTCTGGTACATCTTGCCCTGGTGTATATGTTGTATAATCCAAACCTTCAAACTCTCCTTCACAACTACGAGTAAGATTTAATAAGTCTACGATATCGTTTTCGTAGTATTGTCGTATAATCCAATCCTTTTTAGTATACACAAAAGGATGACAGATGTCAATACCATTATGTACAAAATGAGGAACCAACACACCTTCGTTACGTTCTTCCATTTCTCCAGGTATAGATATATCAGGATTCATATTTACACCACCGTATAATGCGTCTAAGTTATATTGATGTGCAATGTATTCATTATGCGAACGTAATATAATCCTATTACCTGATTTCATTTTACCATACTCGTCTTTGATAAGATAATCAGTAGGCTCTTCTAATTCAGGTGGTATAAAATTTTTATGTACTATGAAATTATGGTCAAACTTACTTTCAAACCAGTCAATTACTCTGTCAACAACAGGGCCTTGCCATGGTCTTGTTTTCCACATACGTATTTGGTTAGTAATATGTATATCTGTAGTTACACTTACATTTTTACATATCAAATAGGCAAGTAACGCACTATCTGCGCCACCGCTAAGACTAATGCCTATGCGTTTCCACATCTGGTTCAGATACAAGTTCATGCAAATATTTATGTACTAAATATTTTATAATACATATTATTGGCAGGATTTACTATGCTTCAAACATTACCTTATACAGTTGATTCAACACTTCTTAATGAAGCACAGAGTTCTGTTCCGTCTGTAGATTCTAAACTAACAATTAATCAGCCAACTGGCAATTTCTTTTACGACTCTTGGGAAATTAAAGAAGAATTTAAAGGTACAGTTTGGGAAACACTGTTAAACACATTGCCACTAGATATCGGCGAAGCAAGAATTATTGTACTTGGGCATGGAACAACTTATATGTCGCATACTGATATTGATGACAGATATCATCTAAGTATTAAAGGACAATATTCTTTTTTGATTAATGTAGACGATGAAAAAATGTATCCTACAGTAGCAGATGGACAATGGTACGAAATGAATACTGGCCTACGCCATGTAGCAGCAAATTTTGGATCGTATGACAGAGTACAACTTGTTATACGAAAACTTTTAAATAAGCCAACTTTAGAAAATTGTACAACTGTAACAATTAAGCCAATATGCGAAAATCCTAGATTTGAATTTGATGACTTGATTAGTCCATTGTTAAATAAATTAAACAAACAACAGTTAGTTAATGACTTTAATATTTTGCAAGACGGTGTTTCTTTTAATCTAGACACCAATGCTATAACTCGACTAGACAGTATAGACCGTAATAAATTTAATATCCAATTATGTGAAACATAAACTTTGGAGTCATACCTGCGTTAATACCGCTATGCCATTCGTAATAATTATTCCAATGAAATAACGCTCCAGCCGGACAGTTATACAAATAATCTTGACCTAGCATAAAAATATGTCCAAGAACTTTACCTCCTAATGACATACTATAGCGTTTGATTCCGCCATGTTTTAAATATTCTTGCTCGTTGTCATCAACGTCCCAGTGCCAAGGAGCATAGTATCCAGGATCAACTCTACTAATCCATGCACGATGTACACCTTTTAAATTTAAATGATCTGCAACATTGTCAACAAACTCTTGTGGGAAATGCTCGTTAGGATAATAGTTTGTCCACTTCATAGCATCAACATTAAAGTTTCCTTCCTTCCAGATAGCATGTATCTTTCCGTATTCGCTATTGTCTAAATTCCATCGACTTGGATCAGTAGTAACATCTGAGCCTGGTTTGTCTTTTAATAACGTTGTTAGATCTTTGTGATTATAAACATTAACAAACGTACAGCTCTTTAAATTATTGTGGTCCATAATTATACTTATCGTCTTTAAATGAGTCATAAGTATAGTTATGAATACGAGTAATTGGAAATATTATTACAAAAGAACAGCTGATAATATAACATCATCATCTAACATGTTATATACAGCCTTAATGAATCCGACTAACGATATTTTATGTAAACATTATTGCATCAATGAAGACTATCAAGGCCATCAGCCTGGTATGACACAAGAGATAATTGATTTCTTTTTTGAAAGAGAAGTAAAGTTTTTAGAAGAGCTACAACATTTAGATTGTACTCCTAAACTTTTAGAAGTTGATCGTTCCAATAATAAAGTTTTTATAGAATGGAATACAGAAACACTATCGCAGATAGTATTTGATCCAAACAGATCAATAGATGACGAATTTCCTAATTGGAAAGATCAACTGTATAGCGTTGTAAAAGAATTTAAAGATAATGGCTATTATAAACTAGCACTATATCCGCATTGTTTCTTTATAAACAAATCCGGCACTTTAAAAATTATTGACTATTACGCAGTTGTGCCGTATGACGATCATTTTATTGAAAGAAAACTAATTGCAGGTATGATTGGAGACCAAGGCTCCTACAGATTTGACCAATCAGAAACTGATGGCATAATTGATCTCAAAAATTTCTTCAATCTCACGATGAATGTACACTTACCAAAGTGTTGGCCGGAATGCCCATTTCCAAAGATTTTTCAAAATCTTTATTAACACAATTTAAAATACTAGAGGAATATTAAAATGTTTTCGTTTAACGAATTGTCTCAGATACAAATAGAAATTACCAACAGGTGCCAAGCTAGTTGTCCTATGTGCTTGAGAAATATTCACGGCGGAATTGAAAATCCTCTACTAAAGTTAAATGACTGGACGTTAGAGCAGTTTAAAACAATATTTAATAAAGAAGTCCTTGCACAAACTAAACATATAATCTTTTGTGGAGACTTCGGTGATCCTATTATTAATAACGATCTAATAGATATGTGTCGGTATGTAAAAGATAATAGTATAACAAGTATAAGCATAAACACTAACGGTAGTGCAAGATCAGTTGATTGGTGGACTCAATTAGCATTAGCATTACCGGCTGAACATACTGTAGAATTTGCACTAGATGGATTAGCAGACACGCACAGTCTTCATCGAATAGGAACATCATACGATACAATTATACGTAATGCTTGTGCATTTATTGAAGCAGGCGGAAATGCAACTTGGATGTTTATTAAATTTAAGCACAACGAGCATCAACTAGAAGCTGCTAGACAACAATCCTCTGACTTAGGATTTACTGCATTTAACTTTAAAACTAGTAAACGATTTGGAAAACCATTTCCGGTATTAGATAAAAAGGGTAATACTGCTTACTATATAGAACAGCATTCTAACAGCGATATAAACCCTGTAGAATTTAACGATTTAAAAGATTACAAAAAGTGGGAAGTGGATATAAGTTGTTTTACACACGAATCCAAAGAACTGTTTATAGATGCACACGGTCATCTAATGCCGTGTTGTTTAATAGCTTCGTTTTTATACGCAAATTATGATACAAAATTACATAGTAAATATAATCTAATAGATGAAACATCTATTGTAAGTCTTGCTAAAGAAGTACAAGACGAAGTTTATGATCTAATTAACGAGTTTGGTGGACTAGAAAGTCTAAACGCTAACACACATGGCATTAAGCACATTATGGACCAACCTGTTTGGCAAACACTTATTCGTAAAAAGTGGAGCAAACATTCTTCTTCTCCATGTAAAATACTTTGCGGCAAATCTTCGCCGTATATAAGGATAGACGAACAGCTTAATCGCGATGATTTAATCGTGAAGAGTAATTTGTAATGTAAGTCTTGTATTGTAACCTATGTTAGCAGGTCCGTGTATACATTCAGGATCGCTCCATTCATACAAATCACCTGCCTTATAGTTAGACAACATTTTATCATCATACGCAAATATGTGTCCGGGCTCCCAGTCTTGTAAAAACATTGTATAACGTACAAAGTTGCTAACTTCAGTTAAGTGTGGATCAATGTGCATTGCTTGAAATTCACCGGGATATAACTTTACAAACCACCACGGCGCATGTTTTCTAGTTTCTGGTAGTTCAGGATATACGAAATCGTATCCTTCCATTTCTGGTGATCCTGCGTTAAGCTGATGAAAGAAAAATACATTCTTTGAATATCCAGGCCTTGCCATTTCTTTAAACTTTTCTAAAGTCTCGTTTCCGGTCCACCGATCTGGTTGCCATACTGGAGTTGTTTCGCCTTGCTTACTGTTTAACATATCAATAATATTATGTTCAGCGATCCAGTTTGCGTAATTACCTATATAATTCATTTATTAATACCACTCTTTCTTGGTGCATAAATATATTTATTGAATCCACTAAAAGGAATGGCATGAATCGACACTGTATATTATTCAACGACAATCAACTAAAAGCAAGACGGGCTAGTGGAGCCTATCGTGTTGCTAATCTACTTGAGCGCCTTGGATGGACTGTTGATGTTATTGACTGGACTAAAAGTTGGCCTGAGGATAAACTATACGAATATCTTGACAAGAAAGTTAGCGATGATACTCTAATGTTTGGCTTTAGTTATACTTGGATGCAACCTCAATGGACACAGCAATTTATAATTGATCTCAAACAGCGTTATCCGGGCCGCAAGTATCTTGCAGGTGGACAACAATTCTATCAATATGATATAGGTTGTGACGCTATGCTTTACGGCTATAGCGAGATGGTTATAGAGAATATATTAACATGGTGGTTTGAAAACGGTGATGCACCTCACGGAACACGCCCTATTGATCTAGGAGGAGGACTTCTTATAGACTGCAATAGTACATATCCGGCTATGGGCTTAGAAGAATATAGTGTACAATATGCTCCAACAGATAGCGTACAGTCTCATGAGCAGCTCACTATAGAACTTAGCAGAGGTTGCAAATTTGCATGTAAATATTGTAATTATGCATTTCTTGGTATTAAAGAAGATACTAGTACTTGTGAAGAAAATTTACGCAACGAGCTTATGGAAAACTATAATAAATGGGGAGTTACTAACTATGTTATAGCAGATGATACTCTTAATGATCGAGAAACTAAGTTAGAAATGTTAGTACGAGTAGTTGAAAGCCTGCCATTCAAGCCTAACTTTAGTGCATTTATACGTATTGATTTAGTAATTAGTAAACCTCAACAAATGGAAATGTTAAGCCGTGCAAGAGTATGGGCGCACTTTTATGGTGTAGAAACATTTCACCCAGCCGCAGGTAAAGCCGTAGGCAAAGGAATGTCTCCTGATCGTATCAAACAAGGATTGATGGACATGCGTAAACATATGATGGATACGTTAGGCTTATACAGAGGTACGTTGGGCATGATAGCAGGCTTGCCACACGAAACACCAGACAGTTGGCAAACATCAGAAGATTGGCTTCGAGACAATTGGAGTGATCAGTGTTGGTACTGGTGGCCACTTGAAATAAGTACAGACACTAACACATTAACTACTAGTGTGTTTAGTAGAGAATGGAAAAAACATGGCTATCGATCTATAACAGACGAAGATGAAATTAAAGAAATAGATAGTAAATTTAACAAAAATAAGACTAATGTGCAACACAAGTTTGATAACAACAGTCTTATATGGACAGCAGATTGGGCCGATATAAATCAAGCTACTGACTTTTGTACACAGTTCCAGACCGGATTTCATAAGTTGTCAAAGAAACTATCAAACTTTGCAATATTAAGTGAGATTACTCGTGTAGGCCACGAAAAGATTTTGGAAGTAACTGATCAAGAGTTGCGTGATGCTAGTTATGACTCAGAAGCTATAGAAATTTATATTAAAAACAAAACTTCTTTATAAATCGTAAGAGCTAAAACACGCAATTATTCTTGTGCTCCATCCTATATTACATGCACCATGTAGTGCTTTACTATCATCGTACATAAACAAGTCTCCTTTTTTATAACCAGTTGCAAGTTGATCTTCGTAGATAAACACATGCCCTGGTTCGTAATCTTGTAAAGCCATCCAATAGCGTTTGCTATTTTTTTCTATAAGAGAATGTGGGTCTTTGTGCATAGGCATTTTATTGCCTGGATTCATCTTTATAAACCACCATATAAATTCACCTT